TTCTGAAATTCTTAGGCATTTCCAAGCGAGGGGCTGCGAGCGTAGAAAATGACTTAGAAGTTCATAGGTCAGCTCCCGAAGGCTTTTATGCTCTGATAGTGTATTAAAAAAAGAGCGATTAATCGCTCTTTTTAATATCTATGCTTGCAAGAATTTTAATATTGATCTAACCAATAAGCGAATAATTCGCTAACACTCATTCCATGTTGTTGTGCGATTTCTCTTGCTTTCTTCTTATGGGATGGTGTAAAAGTTAGGGACATTGGTTCTTTTCTTTCTTTACTATGTGTCGGCATTGACATTACAGGCACTTTTGGACTTGCTAATTCTTTATGTTCATTAACTTCTTGTTCTGCTTTTTTAAATGCACTAAATTTATCTTCCAATTTTATCTCTCCTTAAAATTATTTCTCTACAATTTCAATTATTTTATTAAACACTTTTTCTAAATGATTGAAAAATTTTTCATGTCTGTGTTCTTCATTTTTACTCATTTTTTCTCTCATTTCAAATACACTAATATCTTCTAACAGGCTTTTTGCTAATAATTCTTTTTTTTGAATCATACCGATATAATTTGATTCTTGCTCAACTGTTTCTAAAAAACTTTTACTACTGTTACCAATATGATCTATCTTATTCGCTATTAAATAAGGTTGTGCTGTCACATAAGTTTGGCGTGTCATAACGTCTACTAATTCATTTTTAAGAAAATCTACAGTACCTTTTAGCTCTAACCAGGCTCTAAACCCATTACGTGATGGCTCTGATACACCTATTACCATATCTGCTACTGCTAAAAAATTTGAAGTAACAAGACTCGTGTCATTATGTGTATCAATAATCATATAATCATATTCTTGTAATCTGCTCTCCATATTATCAGCTATCCACATAAATAGTAACATACAGTTATTTTGCTTTGATTTTAAATCAATAGTATTGTCCTCAAGCTGTTCAGAGCCATGTATAAAACTAAGATTCTCATTAATTCTATTAATATTTACTTCTTCTTTTGTAAATACACCTAAGATATTTGATTCTCTTTCACATGAAAATGAATAACTTAAATTACATGAACGATCTCCGTCTACCAATAATACTTTTTTATTTTGAATATCTGAAAGCCACTTAGCTAAATTATAAGAAATCGTAGATTTTCCTGTTCCACCTTTATTCACGTTAACTGTAATAATTTTCATTTTGTTTCTCCCTTCATATTTATCTATTATATTAATTATACAACAGATATATTTATAAGTACATTTATATTTATACATATATTTATACTTATATTTATACTTATATTTACATTCATATTTGCACTTATAAATATGAGTGTATTTCATTATATTTTCTTTTGAAAACTTTCTCTTAATAGCTCTAATCGTATCTCTACTTCTTCTTGCGTAAGTAATACTGCTTTAATTTTGGAAGATAATCTTTTATCAGAAATATTTTCATTTTTCATTTCTGTAGGATTCCTTCTTTTCAAACAAACTAAGTTTTCCATTTGTTTTATCTCCTATTCTTATTGAGGGTTTTAACCAATCATTTTTTAGGAATGAGGGCAGTTTGCTGGGCTTTTATCTTAACTAAATCCTATTTGGACTTATCAGTCCTCTCCATTCCTTATTAGATTTTGATGGTCCATTTTTTAGTGTACTCAGTTGTTTGCTGTGGTTATGTACTTGCACAACAAAAGAAAAAAGAAAGGACGAGCAAAGCGAGTTTATATATCCTTTCTTTTTTTTGAAGTTGTGCTATAACCACAAATCAGCAAACAGCCTAGTACACTTAAATGGCCGAAATAATAAGGAATTAAGAGGACAAGTCCAACATTGTTTAGGATTTAGTTTAATGGTTTTAAAAAAGACTCTATGCGGTTTTTGCATAAAGTCTTTTCATTCAAAAGACAGTGCGTTATTTGCACTGATCTTTTGCCTTTCTTTTAGGGCACTTTTCTTTTTAGGAAGTTTTTGGGTTTGCCTTTTTTTAAAAAGGCAAGGTCTTTATCTTTTGAGCGTGGTGAGGGACGCAAGAATGACACAGGAACTTAGTAGCTGTTTGTGCGCAGCACATTACAGATACAAGTTATCGAGGCATTTAGTCGCTCAGCCAACCTTCTGAAATTCTTAGGCATTTCCAAGCGAGGGGCTGCGAGCGTAGAAAATGACTTAGAAGTTCATAGGTCAGCTCCCAATAATTATTGTTCTTCTACAATTTTTAAATCTGAAAATGCTACGTTAATAATTTGTTGATTTTCTAATAATTCAATCCACAAAACAGGTAATTGATTATCTCTCACAATACCTTTCTTATTGGCAAATTCTCCATTTACAATCAAAACAAGCGTTCCTTCTTTAATAAGATTATTTCTTTTAACAATTTCAAGAACTTCTAAATTTTTCATAAATTTATCTATTGTGTGAGGTTTCCAATATTTTATGTTACTGATTATGACATCAGGTTTAACAAATTTATTGCGTTTCAAATAAGTGGCAATTTTTTGTGGATAATAGTTATAGCCGCAACTCATTAATAATTCCGAAACTTCTTTCATAGACAATAAATCTTTTACTTTATCTTCTTTAATCAAAGATGTATTACTTTTCTTTTCATTTATTAATAAATAAGTATCTTCCTCGAAATATTCAGTGATAACTTCTAAAGCTAAACGTAACCAATCATTATTTAAATGTTTATATAAATACTGTATCGAAAAATCTTGTTCGTCTGGATTTTCAAAAAACCAAATTAAACGTAGAAAAACTGCTTTTACTTCATTTAAATTAACTAATTCTTTTTCTGCTAATTCTTTATCATTATAAAATTCTACTTTATCTTTTAATGATGGAAAATATTTAATTACCTTACGTGTTGCATTTTTTATTTTTTTTTTACCTATATATTTCATATTGTTGCCTCCTAAGCTGTTGATATTTATATATTACAACTTTTTGTTTATATAGTAAACAAAAAGTTTATTTAATAAACAAAATAAAAAGAGCTCAAGAATAAAAAAAGGGCAAAGCCCCTTTGTATCAAATGTCCATATCACCTTCTTCTCTCATGCTATAATATTCTCCAAATATATTAATAATGACGTGGTCAATTACGGGAATACCCAATATTTTTCCACAATCAATAAGACCGCCTGTCACATCAATATCAGCTGTACTAGGCATAATATTTGTAGATGGATGATTATGTGCAAAAGCAATTGATACACTATTATTCAAAATGGCTGTTTTGAAAATTTCTCTGGCTGTAGCAATAGTAGATTGAATATCTCCAATATGAGCTTTGTGTACTGCAATTACTTGATTCTGTATATTCAGGCACATGACTAAAAATACTTCTCTATCATCTTCACCAATAAAATCATATGCAATTTTTGCTAGTGCTAAATGGCTATTAGCATAGAATTTTTCGGTAGCTTTTAATTCTCGAACCTCCTGTTTAATTCTTACAACTTCATAGATAGTTTCTAATGTCATATCAATTTCTCCTTTCATCGTTTGACGACTATGCACAAGTGCCTTAAACAAGTGGATGGATACGCTTTAGCGTACTTGCAAGGGTAAGTGTAGCTTCAACTAGTGCTTTTCAGTTGAAGCGTGAGAAAGTGAGAAAATCCCAATGACCTAGTGGCAGTTAATAGCACCGATTTTGTGCTATTCTACTGCCACTTGGACTACTTGGATTGACACTTTCTTTCACTTAACCGCCGTCCTTCTACTTGTCATAAGTGCACTTGTTAGGATTAAGAGCACGATGGAAGGATAAAAACTTGGAAAGAAAACATTAGCGTTTGTAAAAAGCTCGGAGAGCTTAAACGCTATAAAAAAGTGGTTCAATGCCACTTTTTTTATACCGATAGCGAACAGCGTGAGCTTGCTAGTGTTAACTAGTATAAATTGAAATACTCGATGTATTTCAATTTATTTGTTCTCTTTTAATAGAGATTTTGTAAGTAGTATGCAGCTGCGCTTTTTGGCTGCACTATCTTACAAAATATCCATTCTTTTAATAAGAAATTTTACAAGTAACATCGCAGCGTTTTCCAGCTGCGTTATCTTGTAAAATCGCCATGCTCTTAATATTTTTCTAAAATTACAAAGTCGATCTGGCCAAAAAGTACTTTTCTTTTTTGCTAGTTCGACTTTGCCCATTTAACGCTATAAAAAAAGAGCGATTTCTCGCTCTTTCATGTGTCACTGTTGTTTAAGATGGCTTTTATATACAATTCGTCCTTCATAATCAAACATTTGCATTTCGTCATCATCATAGTATCCATATGCACATTGTCTACTACAAAAATCACTTACAACCTTTCCCTTAATATAAATTCCATCGTCGTACCATTCATCGCATATATCACACATATGAGCAAAGTTATGTTCATAATGCCATAACGCTTCATCTTCATCAAAGCTATAGTATTCACCGTATTCGCCTAAGCTCTGCACTCGAACAGATTCTTCTCTCTGCATGATAATATAAACACATCGAATTTTTTTCCCGTTAGATTCATTTTGTCTTTGAATTGCGTCATCATTTTCCCGAAAAACTTCACCGTTACACTCAAAATATTCTTGGACTACATACTCTGTATTTACACTTCCGTAATAACACATTTTATATTTCCTCCTATTTTTATAATTAATATTCAAGCCATTTTTTTAAGTTTGTATTTTCAAATTTTGACGTTGCTACTAGCTCTGTTAAAAATTCGACAAGTGTTTCAAAATCGTTATAAAAATTTGTAGACAATCTTTTTTGTGTGAAAGGAAAATCGCCTGTTTTTAAATTGTCGTATTCATTGCCAGTTGAGATTCTTAACCATTTCCAACCATGATATTTTTCATGAATTAACATAAACTCGTGAACAATTAACGCTCGCTTTTTGGCTACTAATTCGCTATCACCTTCGTAAATAAAATCTTTAAATTCTTCCTCATTTACTGCCACAAAAGCTAACTTATATATCGACTTACCTAACTCCATATATTTATAGAGTGGAAGTTTTACATTTTCCTTGTAAATATATTTTTTTCTCATTACTTCGAGTGCTTGATTCATTGCTTTTACTGCTTCCATTTTCTCCATTTAAATTGCTCCCTTTAATCCCAAAATGTTGTCCAAAATGCTTCATCATTTTCATAAGCCTCTAAATATTCGGCTTCATTGGCATAAACCGTATATAAACAACCTCTTTCACAATAAGCGTCACAATCAGCTACAATATATCCTTCTTCAAAGTAAGCACCACAGGCATGACATTTTCTTGCGTAATCAGTTGTAAATTCCTCCTCTAGCACATCAAAGTCATAATCATGAGGTGTTCCACTCTCTGGTAACACAATTAAATCCGGTTCATCATCTTTTTCAAGTATGAGGTATACAGGCTTTACCGTATCTTTGTTAGCCCATTCATCTTCAATCTTTTGAGCGTCCTCTAAATTTTTATAAGCTGTATCAAAAATGGCATAATATTTTTTGATTTCCTTATTTCCGCATTGTTCAAAATCCAACTTTTTCATATCTACTTCAACAAATTTACACATATCAATCGCTCCTTTGGTTTTGGGAGTTACGAACTTCGTCATTTTTTTTTAGGTTTTTGGAGAGGTGCTGAAGCTTTTCTAAATTCCAGTTTTAAAGCGTCATACCTTCCGTTTATTTAGAATGATGTTAGTTCATTTTTTCCCAGTGTGTTTGTGTCGGTTGCTGTGGTTATGCTTTTGCATATTTAGTGAGCTTGAAAAGGGCGAGTGTAGCGAGTGCATTTTACCCTTTTCAATAGCGATCAAGATATGCGATAACCACATTCAGCAACCAACGAATACACGAAAAATGAATCATTCAAAATACTAAACGGGTTGGCGCTTTAAAATGCGGGTTGGAATTTAGAAGTATTAAAAATCCCTTGCAGCTTCTCTTTGCTGTAAGGGATTTATCCAACAAAAACGCCTTTCGGTTTTTGAAGGGCGATTTTTGCCTATGCCCTATGCTTTTAAGGTTTTTTGAGCGTGGTGCGGTGCGTAAGAATGGCACAGGAACTTAGTAGCTGTTGTGCCTTAGCACATTACAGATACAAGTTATCGGGGCATTTAGTACCGTAGCCAACACTTTTAAGCGACTTGGATTTTGACGAGTGAGGGGCTGCGAACGTGGGAAAAATCTTAGTGGCTTATGTGTCAGCTCCCAGAAAGGTTTTCTTTTTGTAGATTCAAGATAAAATTGTGATAAAATAAGTGTAAATAATTGAAATTGTGTTCATTTATTTAATTCATGTTTTAACCACTATTTTAGTGGTTTTTTCATTTTAACTTTTTATTAAATATTTCTATTAAAAGCAAAAAAGTAAAATCTGCCATTTTGATTTCTTTATAGCAAGTATCTCTCAATGAACGCCAGTGAATAAGAGAGGTACTTGCTTTCTTTTGATTTTACGGTTTTAAATCTTTTCTTAATCAGAGATTTTACAAGTAACATAGCAGCGTTTTTTAGCTGCGTTATCTTGTAAAATACCCATGCTTTTTTCTAAAAGTACAAACAGGATCGGCCAAAAAGTGCTTTTCTTTTTTGCTGTTCTTGTTTGCCCATTTAACGCCACAAAAAAAGAGCGTTATTCACGCTCTTTTTGCTGTCATCGGGGGATATTTATTTTTAGCTATTTTAATGGTGTATTCTAAATCCTCAAATCCTCCTAATGATGATAATTCTTTTTCATTTCTTCCATCGGTTTCTATAAGTTGTGCTATATAAGCTATATTATCGGGAGATTTTTTGTTACAAATTTCAGCTTGTAATACTAATACAATTTTTTTTGTTTTTTTGTTGTCTGTGTGAATCCATTCGCAAATGGACTCAATACATTGTAAATTTTTAATATCTATCATCTTATTTTTCCCCCTCAAATTCTGTGCCTAAAATTAAATCTATTGCTTTTTGTGCTTTTTGAGCTGCGGTTACAATTAGCTTTTTATCATTCCTTAACTGTTGTAGCCAACTATTGATATAACTTACGCTATTATCAAAAGTCTTGTCATCAATTTCAGAAACCATACAAAGCATATTAGCGCCGATTTCTGCGATTAGTTCCTCTTTTGAATACGACTCACTACCGAAAGACAATTTGCCTGTTACACCTTCTCTATTTAAGCGTGTTTGATGCCCTGTGGAATGCACCATTTCATGATAATAAGTGCTATAGTATTCTTCCGAGCCTGTAAAGTCTGAAATATCGGGCATACATACTTTGTCTTGCATCGGAATATAACAAGGTACACCGATTTTTTTAACACGTTTAGGCGCATTATCTTGACTGAAATAATTGTCTACAATTTCCTTCGCAATATCAATAGTATTGTTGTCATTTTTGACAACTTCTCTTTTACTTTCTAATCCTTCTACTTGTGTATTGATTTCAAATACTTGGTATTTTTTCAACATTGGAATTTTCTTTTTTTCGCCTTCTTTATCTTCAACATCTAGCTTTTTCCAAAAAATTATTGTTTGAGATTTTGCACCTTTTTTCACTTTTCCGCCTGCCTCTTTAATCTGCTTAAAAGTGGCATATTCGCCCGCCTCTAAAAGTAACAAATTAATGCCACGATATACCTTTCCAGTTTTCCAATTGACGGGGAAATTTCCTTCTGAGTAACTGCGTTTCCAGGGTACAGAACCCTTTTCTAATTTCTCAATAATTTTATCTGTAATAATTTGGTATAAATCCATTTGCACTCGCTCCCTTGATTTTTTGGTTTTAACGCCCTTATACATTTTTTTAGGCACTTTGGGAGTTTGCGGTGCTTTTAAAGCTAAATCCCAATATTCACACGCCTGTTACTTCTGTGCCTTATTTAGTTAATTGCTCCATTTTTTCAGTGTACTAGGTCGTTTGCGTGGTTACGCTCTTGCATAGATTTTGAAAAAGGAAAGGGCGAGTGCAGCGAGTGTATTTTACCCTTTCCTTTTTCAAGAGATATGCGATAACCACATTCAGCAAAGACCGTTAGTACACAAAATGGCGCAATTAAATAAGGCGTTGACAGAAGGTGTGTGCATATTGCGGTTGAATTTAGCTCTTTAATCAGAAATAGCCTTACTGCGTTTTTTGCAGCAAGGCTATTTCTTCCTTCAAAAGATAGTCGTGTGATCTTTACGATTATCTTTTGCCTATGGGTTTTTCTTTTAGGCGTGGTACGGTGCGTAAGAATGGCACAGGAACTTAGTAGCTGTTGCGCCTTAGCGCACTACAGATACAAGTTATCGGGGCATTTAGTACCGTAGCCAACACTTTTAAGCGACTTGGATTTTGACGAGTGAGGGGCTGCGAACGTGGGAAAAATCTTAGTGGCTTATGTGTCAGCCTCCTACTTTTATTTTATATTTTATTAATTATCAAACTGACAAAGCGAAAAATTGCAATACTGGCATTATAAAAAAAAGCCAACAAATATTAAAATAACAAGCCCTAAATAAAGAATATAACTAGTTTTTCTACTAAAAAATATTTCTATAACACTTCTACTCTTACTTTTTTTTGACTTCTATTTGCCCTTAAAAGCCCTAACCCTCCGATGGAAAATACACAAAACATTGTAAGAAGGAAGAAAATCTCTAACATTTCGGACATATCGTTCACTCTTTTCTATAAAATTTTATTATTTAGTAAATGAATCAAATTCAATGTACCCTTTATCAGTCAATTTAACTTTTGCATTATAGGTGTTTTTATCAGCTTTTTTGATGTTTTTGACAACTGTTTCTTTCTTTTCTAAAAGCTCTTTGATATTTGTTTTAGTTAGTTTTTTCTTTCTAAAATTATCACTTAACGTAAATTTACATTGCGGATAATTTGTGCAGCCATAAAAGCTCTTTTTCATTTTCACATTACCATCATTGCATTTAGGACAATTGCCAATAATTGATTTTTCTTCTTCAACTTTTTTTACCTTTTCATACTCACTCAAATCAAGTGCTGCAATATCATTTGGTACATTTTCAATCAAATGTAGAATAAATTTTTGTATGTTCGCCACAAAAATTTCTAATGTGCCTTCTCGCTTACCAATTTTCTTTAAATAAGTTTCCCATTTTGCTGTCATTTCAGCACTTGTTAAAAGATTTTGAGATTCTACAGCTTGGCAAAGTATTTGTCCTTTTTGAGTAACAACTAAATTATTTTTTTGAGTAACTATATAGTCTTTCTTTTTAAGCGTTTCGATTATTGATGATCGAGTAGCTTCGGTGCCGATTCCTTCAACTTCTTTTAGAATTTCTTGTACCTTTTCGTCATCAACTGTTTTCCCAGCTGTTTTCATTGCGGTAATGAGCGTACCTTCACTGTAGTATTTAGGTGGTTGCGTTTCTTTCTCTTTTAATTTAACAGTGGTATTGAGCATATCTCCAACATTCACATCTGGCAATACTTTTTGTTCCTCGTCACCTTCTTGTACCTCTTTTCCAAAAATAGCTTTCCAACCAATTTCATACGGTACTTGTCCTTTGGCACGAAACGTTAAATCGGAAACATTAATATCAATAATTGTTTCTTTATATTTATAATCTTCTGCAAACATTGCTATCGTTGTTTTAGCAACGAGCATATAGATTTTTTGTTCTAGTTCATTTAACTTTTCAAAATCATTTCGAGATACAACTTTCTTTGTTAACACAATCGCATGATGCTCTTGTACTTTACTATTATCTACATATCGTTTACGTGGTTCTTTATTTGTTAACGGAATTTCCAGTCCTAAAAAAACTGAATATGATTGTAAATTTGCTTTCAAGTAATTAAATTCATTGTTAGTGATAAATGGTGTATCTGTTCGAGGATAAGTTAATAAACGCTTCTCATACAATGATTGAACAGCCTTTAAAGTATCATTAGCAGTTGCTTTGTATATTTTATTAACTTTACTTTGTAAGCTACTCAAAGAAAAAAGCTGTGGACTATTGGTTTTTCGTTCCTTTGTTTCAACGCTTTTTACAGTCGACTCTTGTGTTCCTATACTAGCGTTTTTTGACAGTATAAATTGTTCAGCAGTTGCTTGGTCAGGGAATTTTTCATTTGGATTTAAGTGAGCTTCAAAACTTTCGTTTGTAGCTGCATTTTCACTGATAATTTCAAGGTAAGGTTTTTTGATAAATGTTTCAATTTCTTTTTGCCTTTTATAGATTAAGTATAAAGTTGGTGTTTGTACTCTCCCTAAAGAGAAAGAATCATTTACGCCCTTTCCCTGTAGACATAAACTATATAGAGGGCTGCCATTCATGCCTATCAACCAATCACTAATTTGTCTAGCTTTTGCTTCAAGGTAAAATGGAATGTAATCCAATCCATTTCGTAAATTTTTAAACCCTTCTCGGATAGCATCTTTCTCTAAACTATTAATCCATAATCGCTTGTAAATTTTATTTTTATCATATGCGTTTGCTTTCATTATGATTGACCAGGCAATATTTTCACCCTCACGATCAGAGTCAGTAGCTACAATAATTTCATCAGCTTTCCTTAAAAAACCCTCAACAATTTTAAACTGTTTTGTTTTATCTTTTGCTACTATAAATTCATAATTTTCCGGGAAAATTGGAAGGGAATTAATATCCCACTTTTTCCATTTTTCTGAATAATATTCTGGTGATGCTAGTTCTACTAAATGCCCAAATCCAAATGTAATAATAACTTGCTTATTTCCGAACATACTATCTTCAACTTCAAAATATCCATCTTTTTTCGTCATGCTATTACAAGCCTGCGCGTACGCCAATGCTTGGCTCGGTTTTTCTGCCAATATGGTTAAAATTCCCATAAAATAGCTCCTTTTAAATTATTTAATTAAATATTTTTTGAAAAAAAATAACTATCAAAAAAATATTTTTATAAATATATTATATCATTATTTTCAAAAAACCCCAAATTAACTTGTTAAAAAAACAACTTTGATTGTTGATTTTCAATAAATAATATATACTAAAAATTATATAAACAATAGGATGTGAAAAACTTGGTACATATTAATTTAGATAAAATTCTTTTCGAAAAAAAAATAAAGGTTGCACAACTTTCTAAAGAAACAGGGATAAGTGCTAATACTTTATATAGTTGGAAAAACAATCATACTACAAAAATAAGATTAGATTATTTAGAAATTATTTGTAAAACATTGGACTGTGAAATTAAAGATATTTTAATAATTAACAAGTAAAATAATTTTAAGTTAATTTAAGTAAACGTAGTTATATCAATAGTTATGAAGGTTTTATAAGTTATCTTTTTCTTCAAAATTGTCAATATCAGTCATGTGGACGATAAGCTTTTGCAAGTACTGATAAGACGGGGTTATCAGTATTTGCTTATGATTATTAAATATTTCCATAAAATATATTTGTAATTATTTTAAAACTAAACTAGTATAATAATATTATTGCGCTATGGTCAGGAGGAACTATTATTGAAAAACTTTATAATAGAGGTATCAAAAACAGTAACTAATAGCATTAAAGAACTTCTGATTTCTGAAGAAGTCTTTATTTTATATGAAGATAAACTATTAAAAAATATTCTTTTTATTGAAACTCATAATATAGAATCAGTTAAAAAATTACCTTTTGTAATAAAAGTTGAAGAATGTAGAACTTTATCTCTTCAATCAGTTCCTTCTTTCGATTTTGATATTAGTCCTCATTTGTTAGACGAAGATTTATTACGTCAAAAAGGTATGTATGGCTGGGGAAAGTCTGTTCTTATTGTGGATTCTGGTTATAACGAAATTATGGCTACCAGTAAAATAAATTTATCAAATAAGAGAACTTTTTTATCCAGAAAAACAGATCCAGAAGATATTACCAGTACTATTAAACATGGCAATTGGGTTACATCCATAATACACCGTTATGCTCCATGTGCTTCATTTTCTATAGCTCAAGTTGCAGACGGTTCTACTTTAACTGAACAAGCATTATTTGAAGCTTTAGACTGGGGACATTCTCTAGGGAATATAGATGTAATAAATTTATCATTAGGATATTGTTCAGATTGTACCGGAAATTGCTTTTTAGCAAGAAAAATAAATAAATTATGTGAATTAGGGTATATAGTAGTTACAGCTGCTGGAAATATTACTGAAGGTAAAGAAAAAGTTCATTGTCCAGGTTGTTCTGAAAAAGCAATTACAGTAGGTGGATTAAACGTAGATGGCGATAATGTTTCGGAAACAAGTTGTGTTGGCTTAGTTAATGGCCCTATAAAGCCCGAATTTTTAGTTCCATCCAACATAACACTTTCCACAGGAAATATTATTAACGGTACATCTTTTGCCAGCCCTATAGTTGCTGGAATTTTAACAGCAATACCTCAAAGAAAAGTTCCAAATATAATTGAAAATTTAAAAATGCATTTAATACAAAGCTGTGACATTTTAAAAAATGCTTCTAGTTATGCTCAAGGTTATGGTAGACTGAGTCTATCTAAATTTTTAGAGTCTATTAAAAATTAAAAGAGGGGGCAACACGTATGATTGAAAATAAAATCGAATTAATGGTTGAAGTAAGGGATTTGGCTAATTATATGGCGCTTAGAAATTATGGTGAAATTTCCTATGTCGACGAAATGATGGATATTATTTTTCTTCATACGGTTGCATCAAAAATTAAATATATCGAAGAACTTCCTTTTGTAAATCAAACGCAAGTATCTAGAGAACTTCGTTTACAAACTATATAAACACAAAAAAACTCCATTGGATTATTTCAATGGAGTTTTTTTAAATCATAAAAACATCGCATGTTATATTTTAAGTCATATAACATGCAAATAAGTATCAATTGTAAAAATGTTTTTTTGTAATATGTATCAATTGATACATTTATGCAATGATACATATGCTTATGTCTATATAATTCTCTATTATTAAGTTGACTTTTCCATATATATTACACTATACTTAATTCAATTAAAAAAGAACGCAAAAAAAGCAAGCGGTTAATAAAGTATGGGGATACTTTATTAACATGCTATATCGTAACCAAACTACGATACGCACTGACAACTTGCTTTTAATGCTTGCTAATTGCTTATTATGATAAATCATTTTAGGGGTTATTTCAAGTATTAAAAGCTAAATTACTTTATAGTATCTAAAAATACTTAAAGCGTGTGTATCGAAACAGCAAATCGATACCACGCTTTTTTTCGTTCTCCCAAAGGAGAAATGAAAATGGAAACTAAATCTAAAACATTAATCTATACTCATAATCCAGTAGCTTATAAACGCTACTCTCAATTCAAATCAGTTAAACAGTTTAATTCAAATATCGAAATGTGGTTAGCAGATCATAAGTCTACATTTGGTCGCAAAGAGCTGCAAGCTCTCAAAGTACTATTACGACACTCTGCAAAGGTTGCTGGCATTGCTACGATTAAGTTCAATTCACTTGTTAAAGTGGCTGCCGAAAAATACGGCTTTGTGTTTAGTGTTAAAACGGCTAAACGTGCTGTGGCCAAAGCGAAACAATTAGGTATGCTTGTAACACTTGCTACTAAATCAGCCAAAACTGATTTAAAATCTCCATCGATTTATGTATGGCAAAAATATCGAAATGTCCCTACGGTGATTACTGAAGTCACTACGGATAAAACTCCTACAAACGTTGATGTAACAACATCTTCACAAAATGCTACTGTATCAGCTTGTGAGGATGAAATGACCCTACATAAAACTAGTGTCCCTGAAGCTAGTATTATTAAATATTATATCCGTAAAAGCGCGAAAGCTTTTAAAACAATCGCTTGTCACATGTCAGTTAAAAAATCAGCCCCAGCCGAATTAATTGAACAACCTGTAAAACCTAAAACAGCATTCAAACCATTGCGTTTTATTTCACGTTTGAAAGATGTTGTCTATAAATCATTACTAAACAAAAAAGATGATGTACAAGCAATTGTTGAAATTGTTCACGCAAATATATATGCATTCACTAAATTGCCTGCTTATAAGCCATTTAAAGACGAATTACTAGAAAAGGCATTACGAATCGTAAATGCTTGTTTAACAGCGCACAAACAAGGCTCACTAGACTATATTAAATCTATGCGTGGTTTTATCGATTCACGTATCAAAGCTGAATTACGTGCATTTAGTGAATTAAAAGTAATGGAAGCTGACAATTTAATTAATCAAGATATGCATACAAACATCGCTGATATGTACACTGATGCGTTAGAAGGTACATATCAACCGAATTATAACAAGGGTATGTTTTATGATTGGACCTAATTAAAAATCTTAATGTTTCACGTGAAACAAGTGAAAAAATGATACATTGATACATTTTACAATTGATACATTGATACAAAAAGTTTATAGTTAAGAGAGGGGGTTAGCATATGACAACGATTACGTTTGCCAACTTTAAAGGTGGCTCTGGAAAAACAACAAATAGCACGATGGTCGCTTATGAACTAGCTAGTATGGGATATAAAACCTTGTTAATTGATTATGATCCGCAAGCAAATGCCACGAAATTCCTTATGAAAACATATAAAGCTATACATGGTAAAGCACCCGATTTTAATAATACGCTTATGGCTGCATTGCAAAAAAATAAATTAGAAGAAGTGATAATGGAAATCAAAGAAAATTTATTCTTAATTCCATCTTATCGTGATTTTAAAAAGTTTCCTAAATTTCTTGAAATGCAATATCCAAAAGATGATTTTGCACGTGTGAAATATTTAGATAATCAATTAAAAGAAATTAAGAAACAATATGATTTTATTATTTTTGATACACCGCCAACTAGTACACTATTTACCTCTGGAGCACTTTATGCTAGTGATTACGTTGTAATTACATTACAAACCGAAGAACGAAGTTTAGACGGTGCAGAAATGTTTATAGATGAATTAAATGAACTTTTTGAAATACCTGGATTCGATATAGAGATTTTAGGCATTCTTCCAGTATTATTTGAAAACAATAATGAAGTAGATGATATTATATTGAACGATGCTAAAGATATATTTGGCGATAACAATATGTTTAACGCTATTATTCGTCGTATGAAACGCGTGAAACGTTGGGATAGTATAGGCATTACAGATGACCAAAAAGACAGCTGGGATAAAAAGACTCATGCTGTGTTCCAAGACGTAACAAAAGAAATGATTGAGAGAATAAAAAAGATAGAGAAGGAGAATTAGTATGGCTAACAAGAAACTTTTAAATAAACGTATGCGTGGGAGCGAATTCAATCCTACTAATTCGGCTTTAGAAGAAAGCATAGAAGAAAATGAAGTTGAAGTTGTAAAAGAATATCGTGCGTCACTTAGGGTTACAAATGAAACCCGAGATAGAATGAATGCTTTAAGGAAAATTACAGAATTTAAAAATGTAGATGATCTAGTAAATCATTTAATTGATGAAAAAGTAGAAACATTAACTGATAAAAGTAGAAGAAAATTCGAAGTAATGGTTGAGAAATAAACAAAAGGGCTTAGCTTATATTATAAAGCTAAGTCCTTTTTTCTTTTTATATCAAGTGGATCTAGTATGATTAAATAATCTTTGTAGAAAATATCTTGTCCATATTGTTGGCGATAGTGTATTAGACATTCTTCTAAAAATTCCGGAACGATTTCAAGGTGAGCACATATTTCTTCCACAGTTGTTATGTATTTTTCATAGCATTCTATTAAATCATCTAAGGTTACAATTTTTTTATATCCCCAACGACGGGCAATAATTTCTAATTTTTTATTTTGAATATTGGTTAAATCAATAATATCTCCTACAGTTGTTTCATAGTGACCAATTTCTTCTGCTAATACTGAATGATATTTGTTTTGTGTTAAGTCAGCATTTAATAGAATGCCACGAACTGAAGAATACAGACCGGCAAGTTTTTTAGGCATATTCTTATCAAATGTGATGGAAACTTTATCATCATATTCATCTAATAATTCCTCAAACTTATTCATCAAACAACCCACCTTCAATTAATGACGCTTTGATTTTATAAACTCGATATAATTTTTAATCTCGTCCATTTCATCCTCTGTTACGTCATCTTCAATGTGAGCTGCTAATGTTTCGTATTTCGCATTCTCTTCATCTGAATAAGTTAGGGAATTATGATTCGCAATTTCCCTTTTGTTCGTTCTGCCTATCAAGTAGTCTATAGAAACATTAAAATAGTCAGCTACTTTCTTCAATAATTCTATTTTAGGATTAGCATCTTCCACATTCCACTTATATAAATAGTTTTTACTCATACCCAAATCTTCTTGTAATTGTGTGATAGAAATTTTTCGTTCATCTGCTAATTTTTTAATTCTTTCGAATAACGTCATAATATTCTCTCCCATAGGCTATATGGAAAAAATCTATCTTTAAAGGTTGACTTCTATCTCTAAAGATAGTATAGTTTATCCATAAGCTAATTGTTTAGCTAAAAAAAGTACAAAAAACAGACCACATTTGAATCATATAAGCATTTGGTAGGTGCATTTATGTTGATTTCATAGTGTTTGTAGGTCTTATTTAACTATGGATTTATTCTACCTTAAAAGATAGAAACGGTCAATAGAATTAGCTAATTTATTAGCTTTTTACCCATAAAATTTAAAATATTAACAATTTTCTTTATTTATTTCAGAAGGATGTGAAAAAATGCCTGTGGATTTAGCTATTCAAATTAGGTCGGAACTTTATAAGAAAGAAATGTCACAAAGCGAACTTGCTAAAATGTTGGGTATTTCAGGTGCTTATCTAACAGATATTTTGAAAGGCCGTAGAACTGGTCCTAAAGCGCAAGAACATATTATGTACATTAAAAAAATTTTAGAAATTAAGTGAGGTAATTACAATGGATAAGTTATTGAAAATTGTAGAAGAAGTAGAACATATCGATGTAGAAGATGATGAAAGAATTGGTTGGTTTGATATTCCAGAAGGAGATCCTACTATAAGCGATAAATTAATGACAGTTGGTGTTCTTGGTTTTCTACCTGCTGTAGCAATTGCCAGTGGCTTATTCGTATTATCTGTACTTTAAAAAATAGGAGGAATTAAAATGACAAACATTAAAGTAATGTATGCAGGTCAACAGCAACAAACAATCACTTCACTAGAGGTGGCAGAAATGGTGGGGCGTGAACATAATGAAGTATTGAAAGATTTACGTCGCATCATTAGTCAATTAGATGAGGGGAAAATTCCCCACAACTTTTATTTTGAAGAAGGAACTTATAAAGATGCTTTAAACCGAGAAAAGCCTTGTTTCCTACTCACTAAAAAAGGTTGCGAACTTTATTCAACACGAATGACAGGGGCTAAGGGGACAGCTTTTGCCGTAGCTTATATCGAACGCTTTAACGAAATGGAACAAGTCATTCAACATAATTTGCCTACAGATCCACTGGAATTAGCGTTGACAGCTGCGCTAGATACACGAAAAGAAGTAGCTGCTATTAAAGAAGATGTCGATTATTTAAAAGATAATATGCGCATCAATACGTACCAGGAGAAAACTTTGCAGGACATTGTAAAACGGAAAGCGATGAAGGCACTTGGCGGTTATAAGAGTTTGGCTTATGAAATGCTTGCTACCAAAGTATTTAGAGCTGCTTGGCGTGACTTCAAAAATCATTTTGGAATTTCTACTTATAAAGAGTTACCAGCAAAACGTTTTGATGAAGGTGTGAAACTTCTAAATTATTGGGAACCCGGTGCATCATTACGAATGGACATTGAATCTTATCAGAATCAACAATCATTAATAGATTAATTGTGATAAGCATTTAAGGGCCAAAAATGAATATTGAATAATCTGTTAGGGGGATTAAAAATGGCAGAAATCACATGGATTAAATTGAAAACAGACATGTTTGAAAATGAAAAAATAAAATTGATTGAAGCATTACCAGATTCAGACACAATTATTGTAGTTTGGGTGAAGTTATTAGCAGCTGCAGGAAAAGCAAATTCAAATGGATTTATTATGCTTACAGAAAATATTCCAATGAATGTGGAAGAAATGGCAACAATATTCAATCGTCCACTTAATACAGTTCGCTTGGCACTCGAAACTTTTAAACGTTACGGAATGATAGAAGTCAAAAACGAAGCAATTCGTATTAAGAATTGGGAAAATCATCAAAATATTGATGGAATGGAACGTGTTAGATTGCAAAATCGTGAACGAAAAAGAAAACAACGTGAAAAAGAAAAACAAATTCAAATAAGTCACGTTCCGTCACGTGACAGTCACGCAACAGACTCAGACTTAGACTTAGACTCAGAATTAGATTTAGATAAAGAAAAAGACAAAGACTTAGATAAGACTAGACAAGATGGTCCAGTCAAAGTCGAGTCAAGTATATCGTTTACAGAATTATTATCTTTCTACGAAAAGAACTTCGGTTTACTAAGCGCTTATGCACAAGAACAATTTAACGCAGTATATGAAGAATACAATGGAGAACTAATTCTTGAAGCCTTAAAAGAAACAGCTTTACGTACACCAAAAGTGAGAAAACCACTTTCCTTTGCAGAAGGCATCTTAAAGAACTGGTATCAAGAAAATGTTCAAACGCTTGAACAATTAAAAGCAAAACGAAAGGGTGGTCGACGTGAAAGCAATTCAGCAAGCTATGAGCCTGCCAAAGAATATGATGATGGCGTTAACTTCTAATTACTGTGAAAAAGAGCATGTAAATGAATATGGCTATGCAATCAAACATCCTTTATACAAAGCTGATTTATTAGGTACAGCTTATGAACAGTATGGCACCCAATTAATTTGCTTACAGTGTTTGAAAGAGGAACGTGATGCAGCTTTTGTAAAACGTATCAGTGATGAAGCGATTGAACGAGAAAAGCATAAACGAAAAAACACCTTACATTATGCATCTGTCTATAGTGATCAATCAATTGCGGACGCTGGATTTAAAAATTTTGAAGTAATGACACCAGAAGAAATTAAAAGCAAAGAAGATGCGCTAAAAGCTGTGAAACATTATCGGGCCAAGTTTGAAAAAGAAGCGAATGAGTATTTTACAACCATGTTGACAGGTTCAACCGGTGTAGGTAAATCTCATCTTGCAATGGCCATGCTACGGAACCTAAATGAAACACTAGATGCAGAGTGCGCATTTGTTAATGTACGTCGTATGCTGATGATGATTAAAAAATCGTGGAATGACCAGAAGTATCCATATGACCAAATGTATTTTATTGATTTGCTAAGTCGAGTAGATTTTCTTGTATTAGATGATTTAGGAAATGAAACTGGCAGCGATTCAGAAGCCAAGCAGTGGGTGAAGGACATCCTTACAGAAGCGTTAGAAGCTCGTCAGACGAAAGGAACGATTGTGACATCGAATTATACGCGTGACCAGCTTACAAAGATGTACAGCGAAGATAGAGCCGTTAATGCGCTAATCAGTCGCCTATTAAAAAACACTGCACCAATCGTTTTTAAAGAAACAAATGATAAGCGTGTTAAGTTATTCGACTTAGATGCGCCAATTGAGGAGGAAACGGAATGAACTTACAAAAATTATTTGAAATGCAAGCAAAATTGGATGCGGATATTACAGCGCATCACCCAGTGCAGGAGGGAGAAAATCGCCTAGAAAAGAAAGTGCTGGCGTTATTAGTAGAACTTGGCGAGTGTGCGCAAGAATGGCGTGGATTTAAGTTTTGGAGTAATGACCAGGAACCGCGTACAAAAGTAGAGAACAAGTGCTTAGAATGCAAAGGTGAAGGTTTTGATTCGTATTGGACTGATGAAGGGCAAAAGTATGACCAGTGCGAGTGTTGTTGCGGCACAGGAATTGTAGGAAAGTCAAATCTGTTGTTAGAGGAATATGTTGATTGTCTCCACTTCATTTTGAGCATTGGGAATGAACTGAAGATAGATAAAACCGAGTGTGAAGTAGTTGAACTATTCCATTGGACAACAGAGAATTATTTCATTCAACTTATACATCTAGTTACAGAACTACATCGCAAAATAACGAATTTTCCGATTCGAAATAAAAGCGTGAATTTTTCATTGGAGTTTATATATAATGGCGTTCTTAGAAGGTTTTTAGGGCTATCCCTACGTTTAGGCTTCACATGGGAACAAATCGAACAGGCCTACTACGATAAAAACAAAGTTAATTTTGAACGACAAGAGCAGGGGTATTAAAAATGACAAACATAAGTGATTTCCAAAAAGCTGTATGCGCTATTAGAGGGCAAGGAATGGCTTGTACAGTAGAAAACTTCGAAGGCCGCATGCAAGTGGCAACGATTGAAGGTGAAGGGGTAACAGGTGGCTTTGCGACTAATACGAAAGCGTTGCTGATGACAGAGGATGAACTGAGGGTTATTCGTGAGTTACTATCGTTTATGGCTTGTGGCTATGAGCGCACTACATTCGACTATCATTGTTGTGATGCAAATGAAATTGTGAAGAAAATTGATAACTTGTTAAAGGAGGAAACGGAATGAATGAGAAAAAGAAAGTTATCCCATTGATTAAAGCATATGTGATTGAAGAAAGAATATCTTATGAGCACCAGAAAATTGTATTCGCTGAAACGGCAAATCAAGCGAAAAACATCGCATACGGTTGTGAGCCTTTTGAAGATTTTGATTATATCGAATTATACGCAAGTCGCGCTAAATATGCAGACGGCCATGAGAATGATTCAGAACGTGATTTAACAATTCATTTAATTCGTAATGGGTGGTTTTTTGAAAGTGGTGGAGAACTAATTGATAGTGATAATTTAGAGCAGGCCATTGCAGAAAATTGGATATAAGGAGGATGCGAAATGAATGCAGAAAAAGTCGATCAAGAGATGTGGTTGGAATTACTTACTAGACTAGCGAATAAGCGAGCAGAATTAAATGAACAACAAAAAGAGGTACTGATAAAGATTTACAAATGCAAACGTGGACAAATTTTACGTAAGGGCAAGACAGAACGTATCCTATATGGTGCAGATCATCTATTCATCGCATATATGACCAAACGTTCGAAAAGAAAAGTAACGATGTTAAATATTCCGGATTTTTTAAAGTGGGCTGAAAAAGCAGAATTTGTGGAGGAGGAAACAGAATGAAAAAAACAAGAAAAATAATCAAAGCATTTGATAAATATAAACTTCAAGAAAAAATTAATGAGCACAGAGAGCGTGGATGGAAACAAGTCGGTGATATAAAGATGGAAGGTTACTACGATGGAGCCTATGCAGCATTAATAGAACTGGAATTAGATTACTAGGCTTATTATTTTTTAATTGTAAAATGTATCATTATTACAATTGATACTTTGTAATAATGAAAAAAATATCAATTTATAAAGGTGTGGTTGAGTTGAATAAGTATGAGTTTTGGTATGAGGTTGCTGTGTTTGTTTTTTGTATCTCGATGGCCATTATATTTTTAGTTTTGAAATAGAAAGTTGAAGGGGGAGAAGAAAATGCGTGAGATTAAGTTTAGAGGTATATCGCAATACAGTGGAAAAATGGTATACGGACAATTATTGCGTGGGGATAACAATTTTAGTATTGTCATTGATTTTGGGATGATAAGCACCATCCAATTGGAACCTATCGTGAAAGGTACGCAATCACAATACACAGGCTTAAAAGATGAAAATGGTCGCGGGATTTATGAGGGGGATATTACAATAGACGGTTATGGCACAGTAACAGTTATTGAAAATGATGGTTTTCAATGGCTTGAAAGAATAGTGAGGTTAAGGGATAGACATATTAGTAAAGAGATTTTAATTATGACGAAAGCTAATGCTTTTCGTTGTGAAGTTATCGGAAATATTTATGAAAATCCAGAATTGTTAGAAGGTGAGTAAATGAATATTCATTTAGGATATGATGTGCCGGTACCGTTTGTACTTATTGCTTTTTATAACAACGATGGATTTAAATTTAAAAAAGTATGCTACACGTATGAAGAAGTAGAAAGTGTTGTAGATGCTTATCAAAAGCAACAAGGAATTTATAAGAATACTACTTATATTCAGATAGCAAATGAATTAAATAATTCGGCTGATCTATTGGCCGAGTATAGTAGGGAGCTAGGGAAATGAGCATAAAAGTGGCGCGAAGTCGACGTATTATGGACCGTTTTAATCGTTCTAATTTAGCTGAAAAGCAAAATAGGATTAGCTCTAAGCATTGTATGAAATGTCCTCACTTTGGCGATGGCCATGTTGATAAGTGTGCAGCATGTCCAATTTTTCATCAATTAACTGAAATTGGTGATGAACTTACCGCCATTTCACACAAACGAAAAAAGGCTAAAAAAAATAAATTGTTAGAGAAATTGAAAGAAACTGGGTTAACGGAATCTAATTACTTAGAACTGCGATTGAGTGGTTTATATGATTTTGAAATCTACCGTAGTGTGGGAATGTCCTCAACGAAATTTCAAACGTGGAAAAAAGAAACTGGACTGTTAGAAAAAGCAAAGGGGTTGTGAGTATGTCAGTATTGGTTGAAGGATTTGAACAAATCGATATTTTCACCGTACTACGTGAGATAAACGATATTGAGCTAATTGAAAAGAAAATAAATGGGTTAATGCCAGGAAGTAAAATATCGACAGCTACATGTGAAGTAGAAAGTGAAAATAAATTCATTGTCGTTAGATCGTGCGACTTTGAAGAATTATTCACCAGTACAGATAGCGCCTTAAAGTATATAAAAAGCTATTTTGAAGGCAATAAAAAAAGTGTCAGCAGTAACTGACACAATAAGCAAAGGTATAAGTTTAAAACTTCCCACAAACATTATAACATAAGGAGTGTTGAAATTTGGAACGAAATGTAAAGCAATTACATGAAATCGATTTAAGTAAAGACGGTGTATTTTATATTAAAGATGGAAAGATAAATATTGTAGACACATTGCCTTATGGATATGGGACACAAACAATCACGTGGCAAAATGGCAAGGTGGTTCGTACAGAACTAGCATATAGTAGAAAACTTTGATATTATAAATTTAACTTAATAAACATAGAGCTGATCAGGAACAACCGGGAGCACTAAAATGAACGCAAGTATTTATTGCGCGCATTTAGTGTTCCCTTTTTTTGTTCAATTTGTTCATAGGGGGAACGAAAATGAATGATTTAATCCAAGAATATAAACATACTTTAAAAGATACAAAGACATTATTACCAATACGAAAAACAAAATTACTACGTGCTAAACAGATTCAAGATATAGAAGAAATAAAGCGATTAGAGAATGAAATCAAGACCATTAATAGTTGGATTAGTAATCTACAATACGTTATTCAATGGTTACGAACAGGCAGACAACCAGGCACTACAAGAGGTGTTGAAAGACGTGCAGTATACGAAAGAGAAATACCAGTGGAACCATATCTGATGCAATATTATGCGAAACACATAATGCCTATTCCTGATAATAGTGATGAATCAATCGAGAATACTAATGAAAAAGAAAATATGATTAATGAGTTATTGAGCATATTAAATAAAGATGAAAAAGAAATATTAGTGATGGCTGCTAATAATATAAGTTTAAGAAAGATTTCATTATTAACCAACAAGCCTAAATCGACTGTAGAAAATATATTGAAGCGATGTAAAGAAAAAATTACAGATGAAGGATGGATGATTGTATGAGATTTGTTGAGCCTATACGTGATGTAGAGCAACTAGAGGAGTTTAAAGAATACTTAAAAAATAAAAGTGAACGAGACTATTTACTTTTTTTGATGGGTATTACAACGGGTTTCAGAGTTTCAGATTTATTGATGTTAAAAGTTCGGGATGTAGAAGGAACACACATTAAAGTTATGGAACAAAAAACAAAAAAAATGAAACGTGTAATTATTTCTCCAGATTTAAAAAAAGTACTTAAAGAATATTTAAAGGATAAGAAGGCGAATGATTATCTTTTTTTGAGTAAAAAAAGGACTAAGAGTGGGAAAAAACAACCTATAACAAGAGTGAGAGCGTATCAAATATTTAATGAGGCTGCAGATGCGATAGGGCTTAGAGATAATATTGGAACACATACAATGCGAAAAACATTTGGTTATCATTTCTATAAACAATTTGGTGATGTGGCTACATTACAGCGACTCTTTAATCACTCTAGCCAGGCGACAACCCTTATGTACATTGGGATTACGCAAGATGATATGGATGAAAAAATATCGAAAATGTATCGATAGAACAAGACGTACTTTAAATAGTATGTCTTTTTTTATTGAGAAAAATAAAACCCTTTATAAATACTGTTATATCAACGTTTGTAGGGATTATTATACTTATCTATTTAACATAAAAATGTGATTTGTAAATTGAGAGAAAAAAAGTTTTATAAAAAGTTAAGGAATGCTGTTATATCAACGTTTATAGCGTAAAAAAGTTAATTTAACAGTTTATTAGATATGTTAAATAGGGGCAGAAAAAGGCGAAAATCTTGGACAGTTGCCCACTAATAGTGAGAGGGTTAAACATTTAAGTTGATTAAGGCATACAAAGAAATTCAAAACTAACCCCTAACAGTCCGTTTTCTTTTGTATGTCTTAATGAGTTTAAAAAAGGGGTGATGTTTTGAAATGAATCGATTTGTTGAATTTTTAAAAGAATATTTCAAAGGCATTCAAAGAATATGGTCGCGAATCAAATTCAATCTATTGAAGTTATTTGATAAAAGCGATGTTCGAAGTAATGCAGGAATCAGTTGGTTTGATGAAATGAAAAATTGTAATGAGCAACCGAAAAAGAAATATCCAATCAAACTGGATTTTTCGAGAAATGTATTACACAGTCAAGTGATCTGTAGAAAACCTAAGCATCTAATCAAAAAAGTTATTTAACTCGATATGAGTAGAAGGGATATGGTGATTTATAATCTCGCGCTGCCAGGCGTTAGTGGCAGATGTTCTATTGGGTAGATATTGCAATGGTTTGGGATTATTAAGATTAATGATACTTATTACATTTGAAAGAAGTATCATTTGTAATAAATATCAATTGATACATTTTGAGGAGTGTGAAAGTTATGATTGATACAGGAAACAGTTTATCAATTGAATTAAACGTGGACACTAATAAGATGGCAGACAAACTAAAAGCTATTGCTAAACATGCAAATGCATTGGCTAATGAGTTAGAAGCTATTGATGCAGTGGGTGAACATACAACCATTCATAAACCTGATGGTACAAAAATTGTATTACATGATGGACTAATCAAAGCAGAAGGTAGTGAATAGCTATGCGAGTAGCTTATGTAATATTACGTTATCAACATCGCAATAACTTCGGCTCAAATGTTTTTTATACAACTCATAAATCAACGCACGAAGTTGAAGTGCTATCCTTTGACGATGCTATGACTGATGAACAAATACATCAATCCGTTAACACTCTTATGAAAATGACTACATGCAATGCTTTGATTGTGCATATAGCTATAAGAGATGAATTGATAGATGACGATGTAGTTATGTTTCGTTGTAGCTGTGGTCAACAGTTGCATCTCGAAGGCATTGGTATTTGTAATAACTGTGGAAATCTTCACGTGGTATAGAACTTGCTTTTATTCAGTAATAAAGGAGTGAGCTCGTGGGCTACACAAAAGGTAAACCAGTCAATCCATTCTATTTGTCACGTGAATGGAAAGCTAAACGCTTAGAAATACTTGAACGTGACAATTACGAATGTGTGATGTGTAAAGCAGAAGGTCGTGTTACTACACGAAATGATGCCATTTTAGAAATTGACCATATTCAAGAATTAGATGATTATCCAGAGCTTGCACTGGTTGATACAAATTTACGCACGTTGTGTCGCACCTGTCACAATAAAAGGCATGGTCGTTTTGGTTTTACTCAACAAAAAAATAAGTGGGCAGATGATGAAAGCTGGGATTAAAGAACTACCCCGGCTTAAAACCCTTTGACTTTCAAAAAAAATATTGGGCTACCGGTGGGTGGGGTTATTTCAACAAATGTAACGTGTTCGTTTCACCCACCCCACCCCTACCACCTCAAATGAAAGGATGTGATTAATTTGGATAAACAAGAAGTAGGCTCACGAATGCGCAAAAAAAGAAAAGAAAAAAACCTGACGCAAGTAGAATTATCAAAGGCTTGTGGCATTTCCATAAACTATTATTCCAGCATCGAGAATGGACGAAATTCACCGAGTTTAGATGTGCTCAATAGCATCGCTAAAAACTTGGGTGTATCGTTAGTTTACTTATTAAACGATAGAATTGATGAAATGGAACATCGAGTAGCAGCTGAAGAAGATCGAATCAAACTACTTTTTAAGACGATTCCAGAACCACAACGGAAATTGTCAGATGGATTAATCACACAAGCTGCACGACTCCGTATTTTACTCGATGATAACTGGAAGGATATTTTAGAAAATGGTGAGTATGAAAAATTCTCACAAAGTGAAAATCAAATTCCATATGACCGAAAACGACCAATTGTAGAAAACTATGATAATCGTGATCGCACGTATCAATCCATCATGAAACAATTAACTGAATTACTTCCACAAGAAACAAAATCTAAAAAGTCGAAGTTATTGGGTCGATAATAGATGTTGCAAAATGATTATGTAGATAGCTACATACAAAAGTGGAAAGATGGAGCGATACTTTTAAATAAAAAGCGTGAGCAATTATTAACCTTAATTGAAACGATGATTCTACCACGTGACGACTTGTATTATTTCAACGAAGAACAAATTAATAACTATATTGAATTTAGCCAAGTTTGGTATTTTGAATTAGATGAATGGGAAACATTTATAGCCCCATTCATCTTTTTATTTTACGTAGAAGATGACGAACCTGTATTTGATGAATTTGTTATTAATATGGGACGTGGTGGCGGTAAGAATGGATTTATTTCGACACTGGCCAACTATTTCATTAGTGAATTGCATGGTATTGATTATTATGATGTATCGATTGTGGCCAACTCGGAAAAGCAGGCAAAACGTAGTTTCCAAGAATGCTATCGGGTCATTAATAAAAAAGACAATGAAGATTTATTAGAGGAATTTGAAGCCTATAAAAGTAGCATCACTGGTTTAACCACGCAAAGTGTTTTTGAATATAAAACAAGCAATGCCAGTTCACAAGATGGTGGGCGTGAAGGGGCTGTTATCTATGATGAATATCACGAGATGGAAACAACGGAAATTGTCGATGTCTTTTCTGGTGGTTTAGGTAAAGTCGATTGTGGCCGTCAATTCTTTATTGGTACAAAGGGTTTTGTACGAGAAGGCTATTTTGATATTAAATATCGCGAGTGTGAGGATTTATTAAATGGGCATACACCCTTCAGAGGTTTATTCCCTTATATCTGTGAACTAGATAGCATTGAAGAATTAGATAAGCCAGAAGTATGGGCAAAAGCTAATCCAGCGCTGCAGGAACCATTAAATAAGCGTGGAAAACGTTTGTATACCAAAGTGTATAAAGAATATGAAAAATTGGCTAAACAACCTTCAGGGCGTTCTGCATTTGTTACAAAACGGATGAACTTCTTAGAGGATAATATGGAAAATTCGGTTGCAACCAAAGAAGAAATGACCGCAACGAACCGTCCATTCTTTGAACTAGATCATGTCCCTATTGGTTCGCTCGATTTTGGGAGTGTTCGAGATTTCGCAGCATGTGGCTTGCTCTTTAAAAAGAGTGAAGAATATGTATTTAAGACGTTTTCTTTTGCCTGTAAACAATTCTGTGATGTGCATTATGGCTATTCTAATAGCGCTAGTGATATCGGAACTGAAAAACGTGCACCGATTAAACAGTGGGAGAAACAAGGCTTATTAAAAGTAGTAGACGAGCCTTCTTTAAATCCCATGCATATTGTGAACTGGTTTATCGAGATGCGTGAATTATATGGCGTTCGTAAAATTGTAGCTGATAACTATAAGCTAGATATTTTACGGCCCCTTTTAGAAGAAGCTGGTTTTGAAGTGGAATGTATTAAGCGCCCTACGAGTATTCATCCATTAATGGCCCCACGCGTTGAAGATGGATTTGCTAATCACAAGTTTATTTTTGGAGATAATCCTTTAATGCGTTGGTATACCAACAACGTATATGTAAAAGATACGGCTAACGGAAAACAATTTCTAAAAAAAGAAGAAACAAAACGAAAAACAGATGGGTTCCAGGCATTTGTTTATGCGCTTTATCGTGCAAATGAATTAGATGAAATTAACATCGATTCAACGTTTGATGCATATAGCGAATTTTACGCATAGGAGGGAGGTGGAAAATATCGGAGTCCTCGATTTTTTATTTAATCGACACAAGGAATTAGGAGAAATGCTGGACTTAGAGTATGTCGTAGAAATTGAACAACGAACCTACTTAAAGGAATTAGCAATTGAAACGTGCTCTAACTTTATTGCGCGATCTGTATCTCAAACGGAATTTAAACATATGCAGGGAAAGAAACGATTGCTAGATAGCGAATTGGATAGGATTTTTAATATACGTCCAAATACAGATGAAAGTGCGTCTGATTTTTGGCAGACAGTTATCAATAAATTAATTCGAGAAAATGAAGTGCTCATTATTCCATACGAAAAACAATTATTAGTAGCTGATGGCTTTCATCGAGTAGAACGTGCGCTATATCCAGATACATTTGAACAAGTGAGCATTAAAGAGTTTACGTTTACCAATAAAAAATGGAATATGGACGAAGTTATTTATTTAACCTATAACAATGCGCATTTATCGAAGTTCTTAGATGGGTTGACGAGTGATTATGCGGATTTATTTGGTTCGCTTATCGATGCTTCTAAACGTGGGTATCAAATTCGTGGTTCTTTTTCGTTTGATACAATTAATGATCCAAAGAATATTGATAAGCCTAAAGATGTGATTCGACGAACACTAGATGTCGTCAATAAAAGTATGGTGGCTGTTTTTCCAATCTTTAAAAACTCTACTTATACGGAGTATGCAGATGGTAGTAAGTCTGGTCCAAGTATCGATGAATCTGAAAAAGTGAAGCGTGCATTAATTGATAATGTAGCTAATATTTTGGGTATTCCCGTTAATCTGATTCATGGTGATGTAGCCGAATTAGAAGATGCGATGAAAGCCTATGTGAAGTTTTGTTTAGGACCACTTTTAAAGAAGATTGAAGATGAATTGAATGCAAAAATCAAGCTAGGGAAAGATGAAAAAATTCAACTGCGTGGTATTGCCATTCATGATGTCATTCAAAATTCGGAAGCTGTAGATAAATTGATTGCGTCCGGAGCTTTTAGTCGAAATGAAGTGCGTGAACTATTTGGTATGGACCGAGTAGATGATCCAGAGTTAGATGTGTATGTTTTAACGAAAAACTATGAAAAAGTAGATACGAACACAACCAAAGGAGGTGAGAGTCAGTGAAGTTAGAAGTAATAGGTGACATCATTTCAAATGATGATAAATGGATTTATGACTTGTTTGAGATGGATAGTACAGCACCAAAAGATATTGTGAGCGCACTACCTTCAACGAATGAAGATGTCGAAATCATTATTAATTCGGGTGGTGGAGATGTTTATGCTGGTAGCGAAATTTATACAGCCTTAAAAGAATATCCTGGTAAGGTAAATATTAAAATTGTGGGGATTGCAGCATCTGCAGCATCTGTGATTGCGATGGCCGGTCATGGGAAGATTAGTCCAACAGCTCAAATTATGATTCATAATGTATCTAGTAAAGCAGTCGGAGATAATCGTACAATGCAACATGAAGCCGATGTCTTAAAAGGTTTTAATGAATCGATTGCCAGTGCTTATGTAAATAAAACTGGATTATCGTTAGAAGAAGTTTTAGATATGATGAATAAAGAAACATGGCTTACTGCGCAACAAGCAGTTGAATTAGGGTTTGCGGATGAAGTCATGTTTACGAATAGTGCACCGAAATTTGTTGCTTCAACAGGTTCTAGTTTGTCACCAGAAGTAATTAATCGGATGAAAACGATTTTGAATAAAGAACCTGTAGTGAATGTAGATGAAATTGTAAATAAAGTGATGGAAAAAATGAATACACAGAGCGAGCCACCAAAACCACAGAATAAAGGGTTTGGACGGTTCGTTTTTTAATTTAACTAGGAGGTCATATAGATGACAATTAATTTAACAAATGATTTTAAAACAGCACGACAAAACTTTTTAAATGCCGTACAAAATGGTGAACCAGAAGAAAAACAAGGCGAGTTATATGCCGAAATGATTAATGAACTATTTGAAGAAACGAAAAAGCAAGCGCGCGCAGAAGCCGAAAAATTCGCTGCGACAACGCCAGCTGAAGCTAAGATGACGGCACGTGAACGTACATTCTTTAATGCGATTAATACAGAAGTTGGTTACAAAGAAGAAACGCTTTTACCAGAAGAAACAATTGATCGCATCTTTGAAGATTTAACAACTGCACATCCACTATTAGCTGAAATCGGCTTACAAAATGCCGGATTACGTTTGAAGTTCTTAAAATCAGAAACATCTGGTACAGCTGTATGGGGCAAAATCTTTGGTGATATTAAAGGGCAATTAGATGCAGCATTTAATGATGAAGAAGTAATTCAACATAAATTAACAGCATTTGTTGTTGTACCAAAAGATTTAACAGATTTTGGACCAGCTTGGGTATCTGCATTTGTATCAGCACAAATTGATGAAGCATTTGCGGTAGCGCTTGAAGCAGCTTTTCTTGCCGGTGATGGAAACGATAAGCCGGTGGGGTTAAACCGCCAAGTACAAGAAGGTGTGGCGATTACAGGTGGTGTTTATCCAGAAAAAACAGCACAAGGTGAATTAACATTTGCCGATTCAACCGTAACGGTAAAAGAATTAACAGGTGTTTATAAATACCATTCAACAGATGAAAAAGGAAAATCTGTGTTAGTAGATGGATTAGTTGTGATGGTTGTGAATCCAGTAGATGCATGGGACGTGAAAGCACAATATACGTCATTAAATGCCAATGGTGTATATGTAACAGCCTTACCATTTAATTTAACAATTGTTGAATCCGTTGCCCAAAAAGCTGGTACTGTTTTAACGTTTGTGAAAAAACGTTACGATGCTTATGTAGGCGGTGGGATTACATTACGTAAATATGATCAAACTTTAGCTATTGAAGATTTAGATTTATACACAGCAAAACAATTTTCATATGGTAAAGCAAAAGATGACAAGGCTGCAGCTGTTTGGACACTTGCGATTCCCAGCTAATGCCGGCTCATTAAACGTGTCGGCTAGTCCGAATGCTAAGAGCGCCAATATTTCATGGGAGGTTGAATAATGGCTACGATTAAAAATAATGGCGTTGTGGTATCAGAAGATGCTACATCGCCTTTTAGTTTGCAAAATTTAACACCAAATACGGCCTATACCGTCGAAGTTGAAGAAAATGGTGCTACAGGTTCTATTCAATTTACAACAACGGATATTGTACCTGGTGCCCCAACTGTTACGGTAACAGCCAAAGCAGGAGCCATTGACTTCACAATTGTGGACGGTACAAACGATGGCACAGCGATTACTGGCTATACCATTTATTACACAGATGGCACAACGCCTAAAACACAAAACACCACAACTAAAACTGGTACTATTACGGGTTTAACAGATGGTACGCAATACTCGATTCAAGCCACAGCTAAAAATGGCAAAGGTGAATCAAGTAAATCTGCAACTGTAAACGCAACGCCTAAAACAGCTGTTACTGGTGTGACAGTAACACCTACTACTGCAACTGTGGATGTAGGTAAAACGACAACAATTACAGCTACAGTAGCACCAGCCAATGCGACGAATAAAGCTGTAACATGGGCATCGGGTACACCGGCTAATGCAACAGTTAATGCATCAACTGGGGTAGTAACTGGTGTGAAAGCTGGTACATCGGTTATCACTGCGACAACTACAGATGGTAACAAGACTGCAACAAGCACAGTAACGGTAACGAATCCAGTAGTTTCGGTTACTGGTGTGACATTAGATGCTACGACAGCAACGCTTGATATTGCAGGCACAAAACAACTTACGGCAACTGTAGCGCCAACAACAGCGACAAATAAAGCTGTTACTTGGTCTACAAGTGCGGCAGCTATTGCGACTGTAAGCTCAACTGGTTTAGTAACAGCTGTAGCCGAAGGTGAAGCAACGATTACCGTTAAAACAACAGACGGTAATAAAACAGCAACATGCGTCGTAACTGTTAATCCAGCCGGTTAGGAGGGATTGCATTGGATGAATTATTAAAGGCGTTCAAACGTCGTATGAAAATCTTCCACACAGCAGAAGATGAAGCATTATTAACTATCATTTCTGCGTCTGTGGAGGATTTAAAAGTGAAATGTGGTCAATTCGATGTGGCATCACATGAACGTGCTAGAGAGCTTGTTATGGAGCGCTCACGCTATGTTTATAACGACAAGCTCGAAGAATTTGACACCAATTTTTTATCTCAAATCCAATCGCTGCAGTTTGAATTATATGAGGTGATTGAAGATGGCACGACAACTTACTAGCGGTGATTTACGGACACCTATCACGTTCTTTGGCTATGAGCCTATACAGGGTCCAGAGCCGGGAGAACAAGAAAAGGAAACGTTACATTATTGCTTTTGTGAAATCTACGCATCGAGTCAAAAGGATTTAGAAATCTTAAAAACGGTCAATGCAAAAGAATCGATTACGATTAATATTCGAGATCCGTTGATGGATTATATTCCAGACCGTAAGCATTTTGCAGAGATTGGCCACTATCGTTATACCGGAAAGGTTTGGAATATCGTTGAAGTAAGACCAGATGCACAATCACTTGGTTTTATTAACATCGTATTGGCGGTGGTTTAATGAGTGTCGAATTTCATGGTTTAGCCGAAATCCAACAGCGTTTAAAACAAATGATGTCCGAAAAAGAGTTTAAAAAGCTAACAGATACAGCTGTAACTGCCGGTGCAACGGTATTGAAAAAAGAAGTGGCCAGAAGGCTATCAAGTAGCTTAGGCGACTATTCAATCGGGGCAACAGTTGACGAGATTGTCATGAGCAAACCGAAATCAAAGCGTGGTGCGCGTACTGTTCAGATTGGTTGGAATGGTCCATTAGAGCGTTATCGTATTATCCATTTGAATGAGAATGGCTATAAACGCGATGGGAAGTTTTACGGTCCACAACTAGGCGGTTACAAGCAAATCGCAAAAGCTATGGAAACTAAAAAACAGGAAGTATTTGATGCAACGCGAAGGGAGATGGCCAAACGTTTATGAGAGATTTGATGATGGAAATTAATCAGGCACTACGTGAAAATGCGCTCATTGCAACAAGTTGTGGTGACCGGATTAAATTTTACGAGTATGCAGAAACAGGCGACTTATTAAGTCCATTTATTATCATTACACCGTCACAACCAAGCAAGCCAAGTAGTTATGGCAGCAACACTAATCATAGTGAAAGCTACTACTACCAGATAAATGTAGAAGCCACAAACCGAGGAGTCCGGGACTCTTTAGCATATGAAGTACGAAAAGTTATGAGGACACTTGGTTTTGAACAACAAGCCGGTGGCCTGGACACATATTTTAAAGAAACAAAGCGCTACGTAAACACACGTTTATATAGCGCTATTTTATTTACTCAAAAAGAGGAGGAAAATGAATGAACGCAGTAGGATTTGAAAAAGCGGAAATCGCGGTATTAGATGCCAATTTCCAAACAACAGAAGAAAACATTTTTACACTTGAAGGAAAAACAGATAAAGGGGCAACACGCTCATTTAGTGTAGAAGGATTAACAGCTGAAGCTGTGAAACAATTCGGTTCAAACATTCCTTATCGTACAGCAAAACGTGGTATCGGTGACTTATCTGCGACTTTAACAGCCATTGATGTACCACTTGATTTTGAAATGACGATTCTTGGGATTGCAAAATCAACAGAAGGTTTCTACGAAGGTGGCGATGATACAGAAGCACCGTATACAGCGACTATCTTCTATGATAAAACGCCACAAGGTGAACCATATGCGATTGCACTTTATCGCGGATCATGGTCACGAGATTCACTTGAAGGGGAAACACTTGAAGGTGAAAACAAAGAATTGCCAGAAGAAGAATACACAATGGCGTGTGTTGTTGGCGATGATAAAAAAGGTTACGGAATTGCAGTAGGTGCCGAACAAGTAGCAGCATTACGTGCTAAAGCATTTAAAATTACACCCAGTGGTGGCGCTTAATGTGAGCGCTACGCCAGAGGCAAAGCAAGCCAATATTACGTGGCAATAATTAAATTAAAATTCAATGAAGCACTCCGTTTGGGGTGCTTTTTTATTTATATAAAACATACTGGAGGGCTATTAAATGGCTATTTATGAATTGGAATTAGTAACAGGCAGCGAAATTGTGGACGGTAAAGAAAAATTTATTAAGGAAACACGAAAACTTGATTTTATTTCACTTGCAGTAACACGTAAAGCTTTAATTGTGAAAAATGAAATCGAGAAATTATCTCAAGCTAAAGAAGTAGATGAATTGGAGATTTTTGATAAGCAAGTAGAATTTGTAGCAGATGTTTTTGATGTAACAGTAGATGCTATTTGTAACGGTTTAAATGCTTACACAGGCTCATTAGTAATTAAACAAATTTTCGAGAAAATTTTAGGTATTGAAGAATTAGAAAAAGAAGAAGAAAAAAAAATGGCGAAAATGGCGAAAATGTTGAAATAACATATGCGCAAGCATTAGAAAATATCGACAAGATTTATAAATCATATATGGAAAACGGCATGGCTTATCAAGATATAGCAAATGCCGATTTCTTTCATTTAGTGGAACTTTTTAATAACGAAAAGAAAGAAGAAAAAAAGGTCGGCAGTATGTATGAAGCCTTAAAAGGATTTATGTAGGGAGGTGGCAGTATGGCCAGTAATCAACAACCATTGGGGCAGATGATTATTGAAGTAGACATTTCAAGTGTCGGTTTTGAAAGCAGTTTAAAAGATATGCAACGTGCATTGAAACAAAATCAACAAAAGATGAAAGCTGAAATGGCGGTTTACGATACATTAGAGGATAAAATCGGGAAACTTGAAGCAAATTATGATGGTTTACGTGACTCCATGAAGCTCAATGCAAAACAAATCGATAAGCTCAAACAAGCCTATGCAGATGAAGTGGCAGCGAGTGGCGAATCATCGGAAAAAGCGCAAGAATTAGCGCGTCAAATCAACAAAACAGTTCAAGAACAAGCAAAATATCAAAAGCAATTAGATCGTGTCACTTCACAATTAACAGATGCCAAAGATGGAACGGACGAATTACGACAATCCATAAGTCTATTGAGTACAGAAAATCGTTCAATCGTTGCAAATTTTCGAGCGCAAGGAAAAGAGTTAGAAGCCCTTGAAGCTGATTATCATGGATTGGAACAGGCTGTAGCTGAACGGAATAAATTAATTGATAAAGAAAAAACAAAATTACAACGTTTAAAGGAACAATATGGTGAAAATAGCAATGAATATCGCCAGCAAGTTGTTCGTATTCGTGAACTAGAAACTTCTAATTTAGATGCTAGACGCGCAATGGATCGTCTTGGCGGAGAGATGGATGAATTATCAAGTTCTTCTCAAAAAGTCAAAAAAAATGTGGCAGATGCTGCAGATAAAATTAAATCTTTAGGTACGCTATCTACTACAACATTAACACCAGCTATTTCTGGTTTTGGTATTGCTGCTGGTAAAACAGCAACTGATTTAGATGATGCTTTTACAAAAATGCGTAATGCTATGGGCTTAACCGAAAAACAGACAGAAATACTAAAGAAAAAAGCACGTAACCTTTATAAAGAAGGATACGGCGAAAGTATGGAAGAAATTACAGCAGCAATAACAGAAGTACGCACAAATATGAATAAGTTAAATTCAGAAGATTTATCGTATATCACTAAATCTTCTATGAATTTAGGGAAAACTTTCGATGCCGAAATTAATGAAGTCACTCGCGGTGCTGATGGTGTTATGCAGAGCTTCAATCTAACAGCTAAAGATACTTTTGATTTACTAGCTAAAGGTGCTCAAGAAGGTGGAAATAAATCTAAAGAGATGTTCGATAATTTAGCAGAATACGCAGTTAATTTTGAGGGCGCTGGATTTAGTGCCAAAGAAATGATGAGTATTTTAGCAAATGGAATTAAGGCTGGTGCATATAACTATGATCGTTTAAACGATACAATGTTAGAATTCAAACTTCGAACAGAAGATGGTGGCAAGGCTTACAAAGAAACAATGAAATCTCTTGGTGATGATAGCCCCATTGCAAAAGCATATAAAGCATTTGAAGAAGGAAAAATTACTGTAGCAGACTACTATAAAGTGGTTCAAGAAAATTTAGGTAAAGTTAAAAAAGAAATGACTACACAAGAGTACGAAAATTTCGGTAAGGTACTTTTCGGAACGAAATGGGAAGATCAAGGATCTCGTGTTGTAGAATCTATGAAATCTGTTAATAAAGAGTTAAATAACGTGAATGGAACAATGGATACAATCAATGTCAATGTAGAAAAATCTTTCAGTCAAAAATTACGTATATTTGTCAATTCATTAAAAGATTCATTAGAACCATTAGGGAAATCTTTACTTAATATTGCCACAGTGTATATTCCGCCATTAGTAACAAAACTTACTCAATTAGCACATTGGTTTGAAGGATTAAATACAACACAACAAAAATGGATTTTAGGTATTGGAGCAACAGCAGCTGTACTTGGCCCGGCAACCTTTTTAATCGGTACTTTTGTTTCAGCTATAGTTAAAACATTTAGTGCCATCAAAACACTATGGATGTATATAAAACTTGCAGGAACAGCAGTGAAATTATTTATGGGTCCGGTTGGATGGGTTATAACTGGTCTTACTTTGTTATCTAGCGCTTTAGTTTATGCGTATAAGCATTCTGAAACGTTTCGTAATTTCGTTAATAAATTACGTGATAGCTTATTAAACACGTGGAACAATTTAAAAGCGATGGGTGTTCGTGGCGTGGTAGCAGCGATGTGGAAATCAGTTAAAAGCGCTTTTGCAACTGGATATACCTTTGTGAAAACGAAAATCGAAGGCGCTAAAAACGCCATTTCAAACGCTTGGACAAATGCACGTAAATTAGCAGTCGCTAAGGTAACAGGCATGTGGACAAGCACAAAAACTTTATTTGCATCGGGTTATAATGCGGTGAAGTCACGTATGGCCAGTGTGAAAAATTCAGTGTCTAATGCTTGGACAAATACGAAAAAGGCAGCAACCGACAAAGTATCATCGATGTGGACGAGCACCAAGAACTCTTTCTCTAATGGCTACAATGCAGTAAAGAATCGTATGTCGAATGTAAAAACAGCGATGTCGAATTCATGGACGGCCATTAAGAAATTAACCGTCGAAAAAGTTACTAATATGATTGATCACGTAAAGAAAATGCCACAACGAATGGCAGATGCAATTGCAAAAGGTGCCGGGGCATTGAAAAATGGCGGTAAAAAATTGCTAAAAGGTCTAATCGGTGGTGTTCAGTGGGGCTTAAACAAGGTCATTAAAGGCGTGAATCAAGTAATGACTTGGGTAGGCGCTGACGATTCGAAATTAAAGCCAGTCGATTTAACTAAGTATGCGAAAGGTACACCAAATGGAGGGCATGATGGTGGTCTAGCAATGGTCAACGATGCGCCAGGTAGTAACTATCGTGAGTTGGTAGCATTGCCAAACGGTCAAACATTCGTACCAAAAGGACGAAATGTGGTCATGAATCTTCCACAAGGTGCGGAAGTATTGCCCGGTCATAAGACGCGCGATTTAGCCAAACGTGGTGTCATTCCACAATATAAATCGGGTGTTGGTGATACACTATCTGGTCTGTGGTCATCCACAAAATCGGGTGCTTCAAAGTTATGGCAAGGCACGAAAGATGTTAGTTCTGCAGCATTTAATAAAGTAAAAGATTGGTCTACAGAAATTTGGGATTGGGTAACAAGTCCAGAAAAAGTGAAAGACCTTCTAATGAATGTGATTGGAAATGTCATTCCGGGTGAATTTTCTTCTGGTATGGTGCCATCTATGTTGAATGGCATGATGAAAAAAATGGTGGACAAAGCGAAAGATTTTGTCTTTAACATTGCCGATTCAATGGGCGGTGGAGCCGATTTTGGTTCTTGGTCACCATTTACAGGTGATTTTAATAAAATTAGCAACAAAATGGGCGTATACGATTACCTATATGATTTAGGTAAACAAATCGTAAATCAATTTAAATCGCAGTATCCTTCGCTTTATATTTCAAACGGAAAACGAAAAGAATCGAAAACTAAAGCAGGTACTACATCGGACCATGTTTATGGACTTGGGTTGGATTTAGCGCGTGGTGGAATTAGTGATAATTCCTATTATCAAATGGCGAAGTCCTTACAAGGTCATCCTTATTTGAAATATGTAATCGGAAGTGACAAATGGAGCCAAAATGGTGGAGAGTTTAAAAAGTTCCCGTATGGCGGGCATATGAATCACCTTCACTTATCAGCAAAATCACCAGCTGAAGCAAAGGCAGCGAAAGGAAGTTTTGGTGCTGCAGGAAATGTTTCTGGTAGTGCAAAGGCATGGATTCCACAAATCAAGAAAGCCCACCAAGCTATCTATGGTCGTGCAATTTCGAAACAAGGGTTAAATGAAGTGCTTGAACAAATTCAAACTGAATCTGGCGGTAACGCAATGATTAAGCAAGGAATTACAGATGTAAACAGTTTTAATGGTTCGGGCGGTGCGAAAGGATTACTTCAATTTATTCAATCTACATTTGATAATTATAAAGTCAAAGGACACGGCAATATTTGGTCTGGGTACGATCAGTTACTTGCACTATTTAACGTTTCAGATTGGTACCAAGCAATCACACGTGCCGGCAAAGGTAAAGGTTGGTCGCCACGTAGTGGACGTGTTAAGCCTTATGCAAATGGTGGTATTGTCACAAAAGCACATATGGGGCTTGTTGGTGAAGATGGACCAGAAGCCATTATTCCATTGGATAAAGCGAAAAAAGGACGTTCTATGCAATTACTTGCACAAGCTAGTCAGTATTTGAATGGGAATAAAGCGACTACTTCTACTGCATCATCTGTGGAAGGTATTGTAGCAGCTATCATGGCGCAAGGTGCTGAAACATCTAAAAAATTAGATGCATTAATTGCTTTACTTGCATCGGGTACCACTATTCAAATTGACGGTAAAGAAATTGCAAATGTCGTGAATCGTATCAACCAAACGAATGAGCGTATGAGTATGCGAGCAAAAGGAGTGACAACATGATAATCACAGCAGAACCATCCTTTACTTATGATGGTGCATATATGAAACAACTAGGGTACTTTCTAAATAATGTAGTAGTTTCTTCACCAGAAATTTCACCGGAGAATGTGAATGTACCTGGTCGACTAGGCACTTTAAATATGGGCAATGATATTGGTTCGCGTCAGATTACATTAGACGTGAGCCTTTATTGTTCTTCACAAGAAGATTTCAATGAAAAACGATTGTATTTAGAAAATCTAGTTATTTTACAAGAGCCAGTGGAGAAACCACTTGTTCTAGATACAGATGCACAGTGGACATACTATGGCCAGTTTACCGGTATTTCTGATTTTGAATGGGTTAATGGTTATGACCATAAGGTGACTCTTACATTTACTTGTGCGGATCCATTGAAATATGGTGAACAAATGACGTATAACATCATCAATAATATCTTGAAATTTACACCAAAAGGGCAGAAACAGACGTTTCCAGTCATCCATGCAATCGCTCAAAAAGACGCGACATGGTGCGGTTTATCGACTGTAGACCAATTTGTTTACGTCGGAGGTAAAGTGGATGTAGAAACTGGAGAAACTGCTACAACAATTTATAATCCTGTGTTGACAGATACAGCACAAAATATGGACTTGTGGCAACGGCAATCTAGCGAAACATTTACGCAAGTAGATAATGGCACTGTTGGTAAAGGTTCTTATTTTCAACAATCTGATGATGACATTAATGTAAAAGATTTTGGAGAAAATACCGGTAAAAGTACAGAATGGTATGGCCCAGCGCTCAAACGTATGCTTACGAAACAACTTTCAAACTGGAAAGTGACGTGGCGTATACAGTCGATGAATAACTACAAACGTGCCGAAAATAAATTTGAGTTGTATTTATTGGACAGCGCAGGCAAAGTAATTGGTAAATTAGGTATTAAAGATAACGGAGAAGGTAGCGAGCAAGAAATCAATGTACAAGTATATCGCGCAGATGGCAGCATTAAGAGTGTTGGCCAATTCAAACCAACTGTGAAAAACAAAAAAGCAGTTGCACTTTCAAGAAAACAGAAAGTAAAAAAGACGGACTCAAAAGGAAAAGTAACCTATAGCTATATCACACTGAAAGAATCACTTAATGAAAATAACAGTACAAATGATTTAACAGATTTTTATGGCTACATCGAAATTGAGAAAGTCGGCAATAAATTTTTTGCGACAGTCGTTAAATTAGATACAAAAAATCGGAATGAACTCAATCGTTGGGAATCTGTTTGGACCGATGAATTTGATACATTTAAAAAAGATTTAGCTGGCTTTGTATTGTATGCAGGAAAACGTTCAATTACAGAAGATGCTAAAGGAATTAGCTACAAATCGAACTACTTAGCATTCTGTGATTTAAAGGTTTACGAACGTGCGGAAATTAAAGAAGAAACCATATTATCGTCCACACCAGAGGTCATTATTTGGGAAGGTGATGAACTTATTTTTGATTGTGAACGTGGTCGTATTTATAAGAATGGCCAACTTTTCATGGATGCAATGCACATAGGCACCGACTTTATTAAATTCATAGGCGGCGTACAAGATGAAATTGTATTTGCAGAAGGTTTTGATTGGACGATGCACATACGACCAACAGCCTTATAAGAAAGGAGGTAACCAATGAATCTACTCATTTTAAAAGCAGATGCAGCAAGTCGTTATGCTGCTGACGATTATAAAACAGTGGCAGTTTTAAGCAATGATAGTACGCATTCTTGTCCATTTTACGATGACTTGCGTACAGAGAAACTAGAGGATTTTTATGACACGTATCAATTTAGCGTACCAGCTAATGAAGAAGAATCACAGCACATTGTGCGAGGGAATTATGTAGTATTTCAAGACGAAACGTATAAACACCGGTTGTTTCGTATTTATGATGTAGAAGATGCACTATTAGGCGATATACACGTGAAAACAGCTTATGCAGAAAATGCATTTGTACATGATTTATTAAAAACACTAGTGCCACGTGCCAAAATTGGAACAGTCAATTTTCGCGATGCATTCGCACATTGTTTAAGTAATAGTGGTTGGCAAATTAAAAATGCGGAATGGTTAGGTGAACTAATCGCACAAGAATTCGATGGCACTACAACGGCACAAGCAGAGATTCAAAAAATTTGTAAAGATTATCGTGGAGAAATTGATGCTTATGTAGAATTAAACGATGCGAATAAAATCATTAATAAGTGTTTTGATCTTGTGGAAGAACGCGGACGACACGATACAGGTAAACGTTTTGAATATCGTAGAGATTTAGTGGGTGTCACGCGTCGTGCATCTGATGCAGAACTTTATACAGCGATAAAAGCTCGTGGAAAAGATGGCATTACATTTACAGATATGAATAATGGTAGCGATACGATTTACGATAGTGCTGCCAATGATTTATATAACGGTGGTCGTGAGTATCTAGTAAAGTTTGTTGAATATAGTGAACTTGAAACGCCATCAGCTTTATATTCTGCTGCACGACAAGAATTAAATGAATGCAATCGCCCAAAATACCAATATGAAATTGATACTGCCTTACTCAATCAGATGGCTGGTTATACAGATGAAGAACCGGTTTGGCTAGGTGATAGTGTAAGAGCAGTCGATTTTGAAATGGCACCAGAGCTTACAGTAGGTGCTCGTATTATTGAAAAAGAAACATCTTTTAGTGATCCAACAAAAAACAAAGTTATTTTAGGTGAATATGTAGAGTTAGTAAACAATACACCAGATGAAATTAAAAAAATACAATCCGATTTAACAACGCTAAATAATAGTTTATCGCCTGTTTATCGTATTGAAATCCGTCCAAGCGCCGGTTTAATTGCACGTAACGGTTACCTTCAAACGACTGGCGATGCAGTACTTGAAGCAGTAGTTTACAAAGATAATATTCGAGTGAACGGCACAAAAGAACAATACGTGTGGGAAAAGATTTATCGTAAGACAGGTGAACACGATACAGCATGGGAAATGGCGCAACAGAATATTGGTAATACTGTCACAGTGACGGGTGAAGATTATGCCAAGAACTGTGATTTTTATTGTCACTTTTTAGACGATTCATTTAACTTTGTTGCTACAACTTACTTTAAAACAGCAATTGAAGATACGGTAAAGAAAATTGAAGCCTTACAAAATACGCATGCTATCATTCCTTTTATTACAGATACGCACTATGCAACAGATGGAATGGAATATACACAATCTAAATTGCGCTCGATGGATCATATCCGAAACGTTGTTGAAATTACACACCAGGTTGATTGTGATTTAGTTGTACATGGTGGTGATCTAGTGGATGGTAAAACATCTAAAGCGCTCACTCTTTCTAATTTACAGGCTGTAACCGCTATGTTAAATCAGTCTGATTGCCCCGTAATGTTTACGAAGGGGAATCACGATGATAATGGTCTTGGTGATGTACGACAATATGGAGCAAAAGGTGATGGACTTGTAAAACCAAAGGAAATGGCCATGATTTTAAAAAACCAATATTTACAGCATGATATTACTTATAATGATGCGGATAATGCAATCTACAGCTACTACGATGTGGAAGATAAAAAGCTAAGAGTATTAGTATTAGATGCATGGGATTTACGTTATGACTTACTTGATGATGTAAAAAAAGTAAAGTATCAATCTCGTAAATATTTAGGTTTCCAAGCCACGCAAATTCAATACGTGGCAGACGTTTTAAAGCAAACACCAAGTGATTACGGTGTTGCTGTATTCGTCCACAATGGATTAAATGGTACGGTTGAACTTGGTGATTGGACGGCTATTAATGATGAAGTAATTTCAGGTGTATTTAATGCGTGGCGTACAGGTACAACATACGATTCGACAAAAGATGCGCTGCACACTGCTAATAAAAATAGTGATTATCCAGTCACCATTAAAGTAGACTACAGTGAACGTGGTCCAGGAAAACTAATAAGTTTCTTTGCTGGGCACAAGCATCGTGATTCTGCTAAACGTAATGGGTTTGGCAATACACCAACAATTTTAACGAATTGCTCTTATTCAGCAGGGGATGCAGATGATAAAGAACGTCGAATTATCGGTACCGTAAACGAGGACTTATTCGATGTTATTGCAATTAGTGTTGATTTGAACGATATTCAATTGATTCGGTTTGGTGCCCAGTTCAATAATCGTCCTATTCGACAATATGTAGGAGGTGCGTGATGAAGGAAAAACGAGTTAAAGCAACAAGTAAAGTTTCACTTAGTAATAACACAGACATACATGTAGGCCCCACGCCACCCCCATTCCCGGTTGAAGGTCAACAGTGGTTAAACACATCAACTAATCCTCCACAGTTATATGTGTGGGATGGCGAAAAATGGGTACTACAACAAATCGATATTGAAAAACTAGACCCCGATTTAATCGATGAATTAAAAAGTGATACGCTACAAAAACACCAAGAATTATTAGACGAAATTGAAGGTATTAATACATCGATGGATAATTTAAAGCAGACAGTCGAAGAACGAAATCAACAAGATGATGCAGCGTTTGCAACTATGACGCAATCTATCATTGATAATCGAGTTGAAGCGCTTGGTTGGTACGAAGAAAACGATGGCCGTATTAGTGGAATTGCTCAATCAATGGACGGTTTAGTTTTAAGAGTCGGAAATGCTGAAAGAGAATTAACGACTTTGACATTAACGGCCAGTGGTCTGCGTTCGGAAGTAAATTCCTTGAACAATGGTACAGCGTCGATTATGACGCAAATGAGTGACCGCATTAATTTGCGAGTGGAAAAAGGCGATGTTATTAGTCAAATCAGTGTTGAAGCTGATAAAGGTGTTTATATTGCTGGGAAAGCCATTTATTTAGACGGTACTGTAAAAGTAGCTGATACATTCGTCGCACCACGTATTATAAGTGCAAATAGCGCGAATACAGCTTATACAAAAATTGAAGGTCAACAAATGACGTGTTTTGGTTATTTTTCGAATAACTGGCGTGGAAAAACATATGCCGGCAATCATTCACTTGAAGCCAAAGTCGGCTATATTAAAATGAAACAACTGGATGGAGGGAATACGAATGCTCTCTATTACAGTGCAAAAGGTATTTCAACGCGGATGGATGCTGATAATAACGGTTCTGCATCCGGTGTTATTGAATTCTTTGCTGATGGTTATACGTCGCAAGCTAACTCACTTGTACTTGCATCGAGTGGAAATATTATTTTAGAGTCGACTGTTGGTAGTAATATCTTTATTAATCCAGCAGGCGGTTCACTCTATGTATCTGATAAAAATTATAATATGTACGACATCTACGCAAAATTAGCTGACTTAAATCGTGTCAACGCTGTAACAGCAGGGATTGGAAACTTTTATTTTAATAGCACAAATATCAATTCCTGGAGTGACGCAATTAAAATTGGTGGTACAACAGGTAATGTTGTAATTTCAGGGAATATGACATGCGCAAAATTAGTGGAAACATCTAAACGTGAATTAAAGAAAAATATTAAGACGTATGAAGGCGATGCATTAGCGATTATTAATAGCATGCGTATTACAGAATATCAATATCTAGATGATATTGAAGGTATAGATCGCCCATACGTCGGACTAATTTTAGATGAAGCACCAGTTGAGGTTGCAGATACAAAAGGCGAAGGTGTTTTAGTTGCGCAAGGCACATGGCTTAACAGCCGCGCGATTCAGCAACTACTACATCGTGTGGAAGAACTAGAAAGGAAAGTGGCATAATGGCAGAAAAAACACCAGAGCAATATGAAGCAACGATTACGCGATTAAATCGTGTGATTAACAATATGGCATCGTCCAAAGCGGATGATGCTATTTTAATTGCAGAATTACAAGCAATTGTAGGAGAGGACCAAGAAATTATTGAACACTTGGAAAAAGAAAATCAATCCTTAAAGCAAGCTATTACACATGCAGCAAAAGAAGGAGATGACGAGGTAAATGAAGCTACTACTGGTAAATGATATTGATACTTTAAAAAGTACCGATAACGCTACACAAGTTGAATTAGCTGTATTAGACGAAGAACAGCAACGTATTGATTTATCACAATTCACGACAATCGCTGTACAAATCGGCTCTAACGGCTCACTTTATTCAACTGAAAAACCAATTGTAAATGAAGAAATGAACACATTTTCATTCACGTTATCGAGTGAATTGCCGGCCGGTACTTATAGCATTCAAGTTAATTTAACAACAGCAGATAATAAGCTACACATTGCCCCAAATGCCGGTACACAACGATTACTAATTGAAAAGTCGTTTAATGAAGTTGGGGAAACCATTCCGATTATCAGTATCAAGTCATTATTAGATGATATGGCTGAAACGTTAGTTATTGCAAAAGATGCTAAAACGGTAGCAGATGAAGCGAAAACTCATGTAACACAAGCTGTTGAAGCATCTGAAAACGCCGTATCACAAGTTGAAAGTGCAGTAGCAAATGCAAATCAAGCTGTGCAATCTTCCACAGATGCAGTAGCAGTAGCAAATGAAGCGAAAAATGTAGCACAGACTGCAACTGCTGCATCAAGTGAAGCTATGACACAAGCAGACGGTGCTAAAGCATTGTCTACGCAAGCAACTAATGATGCAACGAAGGCAAAAACTGATGCCAGTAATGCCTTATCGACAGCAAATAGTGCGAAATCAACTGCTGAAAGTGTCGAAAGTCGATTTAATGAATTAACCGAAGGCAATACAAATGATGAAGTAATTCAATCCCGTACAGATGAAGAAAATACAACACACGCTACGTTAAAAGCTCGACTAGATCATGAAGCAACAGCACGAAAAAATGCTGATGCTCAAACGCTTGTTGATGCGAAATCATATACAGATACAAAAGTAGGCAACGTTGATTTATCAGCGCTTGCAACAAAAACAGAATTAACAGATGGACTATCAACAAAAGTAAATACTGTGGAAGGAAAAGGGTTATCTGCGAACGATTATACAGACGCAGATAAATCAAAACTTGGGGGTATCGCCAATGGTGCTAATAATTACACGCTACCTGCCGCGACTAGCGGAACTTTAGGCGGAGTGAAAGTTGCAGTGAATGCAGGTATTGAATTAACGTCTGGCGGTACGATTAGTGCAACAGCATTAAAAAAATCAATGGACGACCACTTAGTTGATTCGTTAAGTCATGTATTTTATTGCGGTTCTTCGAGTGGTGTAAATGCGAAAGTGATTAGCAACACAGCAGTAAAGTCATACATCGAAGGGCTACAAGTGAAGTTTAAAAATAGTGACGCTAACACAGGTAATGTAACAGTCAACGTCAATGGCTTAGGAACGAAAAAACTATTATCGTTTACTGGCGCAGAATTAAAAAGTGGGGAACTACGAGCAAACATGGTTTACAACATCGTTTATAATGGCACAGATTTTTTCTTAACTAGCGGTGGGGTGAATACAAGTGACGCTACCGCGCTATCAAATGATATTTTAAGTGGTAAAACTGCTTATGTTGATGGTCAGAAAATTACTGGCACGATGACGAATAATGGAGCAATAACGGAATACATTGCACCTAATACTACAATTACAATTCCAGAGGGCTATCATAATGGGACTGGAAAAGTGGTGCAACAAGTAAATACAAAAGGTGCTGAAACATTCATCCCAAAAACTACAGACCAACAGATTCTGGTTGGACAGTTATTAACAGGAACACAAACTATCAAAGGTGACTCGAATCTTATTGGTGCTAATATTTTAAATGGTAAAAGTATTTTTGGTGTTAGTGGAACTATCAAAACACCAATAAAACCTATGCCAAACTCATTATTAGAAATTTTTTACGACTCCAATGCAGGACTCTCACTATCTAGCGTCGATAGCGACGGGAATTTTTATATAGTTAATAGAAGTACGGGGGTTTTTTATAAATATAATAATAATGGTACGTTAATATCCACATACACTAAAGTTGGAAGTTCTACTATTAGTGAAGCACTAGGTTATACGAAATATGGATTTTGTTTTATTGATGGTAATGGTAATTTTAATGTAGCAGATTCAAATCAAAATATCTTATATTCCGTTTACTCATCTACTTCGAATGGTGTCTCACCTTCTAATTATTTAAAATCTGCATGGTTTTTAGGTGGCACAACCGTAGTTTACCCAGTAGATGATTACGGAGTAAGTTTTTACTCACATACTGGATTTAAAACTAGAAATTTCAGTATAGGAAGAGTACAAGATAGTGAAGCCTTTTTAAATTCAACGAATGAGCTTATTTATTTCCGAGACTCAAATAGAGATTCGCTATATAAGACAGATTTTACGAGCGTCAAAATAATATCAGTAAAGGGCATGTTTGCTTCATACAGCTTATAAAAAGGAGAGATTTTATGTTTTTAAAAATTAATAATATTCTAAAAGACGGAGAATACATTTTGGATTATCATGGATTAAACGTTGAATATTTCGATATTCCTATTTATTTTGATAAAGAAAATTTTGTTGTTATTAAATATAACGCAGAATCGTTCAAAGTTGATTCTGACGTGTTAGAAATAACTGAACAACAATATATGAATTACAAAGCTGAAAAAGAAAATGAACAATTAAACTCTAATCCGCCAGTGCCGACTTATCAAGAAAGAATCGAACAATTAGAAAAAGAAAATACAACAATCAAAGCGAGCATGGCAGAACTAGCTGAACTCGTATTAACTGGAGGAATGTAAAATGTACATTATTTACGCAGATTTAGTTGAATTAGGATTACGTACAGTGGATGCAGAAAAAGCAAAGGAAACAGGCATCATTTTAGTACCTTCATTGTACCGCGATAAAGTAGTTGCAGAGCTAGAACGTCGTGGCACATACGAAGGAATTTACGCTTAATCATCGCACCTTATAGGGTGTTTTTATTTTGGTCAAAATGAAGAAAAGTAGGTGTCACATGGCAGAAGAAAAAACAGTCATGCTAGAGGTTTTCGAGAAACTTGGAAGTCTGGATGCAAAGTTAGATAACATCAATCAATTGCGCAATACTGCGCAACGTGCTGAAACAAAAGCCGATTTAGCACAAGACATTGCAGAAGAAGCAAGAGCGAGTGCGAAAAGTGCGCATCATCGTATTGATCGCCACGACAAAATCATTTTTTGGGCAGGTACATCTATCATTGGTTCAGTCATTGTAGCGATTATGGCGATTGTCTTAGGACAATAAAATAGGGAGGACAATTATGAATACAGAAAAACTAAAAGAATACATTGCATTATTCGGAGGATTGCTTGGAGCAGTCCTTTTATTTTTGCAGACATTAGGGTTTGAATTTGCATGGTTTACAGATAAATCAATTGAAGCATTTACGAATGCGCTACTTGCTGCAGTACCGTTTATCTTGATTATCTATGGCGTGTGGAAGAACACGTATGTCGTAACAAAAAAAGCAAAAGAACATAAGCAAGTGATTGACGAACATGAGAAGAAAAAGGAGGAAGAATAATGTCACAAATTAAAAATAACTATGTAGTGGTAAATCAATTTAGCCGACCAGGTTTAAAGCGTTCGGTGACGAAAGGTATCATCGTACACTACACAGCAAACCCTGGTGCATCGGCTGCTAATCATGCATCGTTTTTTGATGGAAAAGATGGAGGTGGAGGTCGCTATGCAAGCGCACACTTATTCGTCGACGCCAAAGAGGCATTATGTATTGTGCCGTTGAATGAGCTCACTTATCAAGCGAACGATGTACAAAAATATGTAAAAGGGAAAGCATATCGAGGTGCTGCGGCAGAACTTGGCCAAAATGCCAACTGGACAGCCGTAGGCGTTGAGATGTGTCTAGAAAAAGATGGTTCTATCGCAACAGCGACATTTAATCGTACAGTCGATGTAGTCGTAGAATTGTGTAAAAAATATGGTTTGAATCAACATGATTTGTATCGCCACTATGATGTAACAGCCAAGAATTGCCCGGCACCATTTGTTGCACGTCCAAGTGATTGGACACGCTTTAAAAATGAAGTAGCACGTAAATTGAAAGGTGACATCACAAGCGATAAATTTTATACGTATACGCCAGATCGTGTCGTAACATTGCGAGAAATCGGTTTATATGAAGATGTTACGTTGGAGAAAACGATTAAACGTTATCCAGAAGGTACGCGACTCACGATTACAGGTATCGAGTACGATGGGAAAACGCCACGCTTGAAAACAGCAAAAGGCTACATCACTGCAAACAAGAAGAATGTAAAAGGCTATCACACATCAATCGGCACAATCAAAGTACTTGTGGACGACTTGAATTACTACGATACAGCACGTTGGACGAATCCAGATGGACAAGTAAACAAAGGTGAAGTATTCACTGTTGTTAAAAAAGTTGGCAATATGTATCTATTAAAAAGTGGTTTATATATTACAGCATCTTCTAAATACGTAAAATTTACTGCGCATTAGTTAAATAAGAAAGCCCCGTATCTTCCACAGTCATGTAGAAGGTATGGGGCTTTTTTTATTTCTAGAAATAATAATCAAATAGAACTATTATTTTGTTCTATTTCGGGTTAAAATAATTATAAATAATTGAAAATGTGTTCAGTTATTTCATGTTTAGCCATCTATATGATGGCTTTTTATTTGCACAAAAAAAGACTGCCCAGTGGCAGCCGTTATCTTATTTGATTGATTGTAAAGATTTATTCATTTGATATTCATTCGATTCTACAAACTGGCTATTAGGCTTTTCAGCACCACGATATACATATTTTTGAACTTGCCAGTAATCAAACGCAAATTCTTTCATATCTTCAGAAGAATTTTTTTCTACTACAGATGATTTGAAAATTTGCGTTAAATATTCTTTCTCACTTATATCTAAATAATTTCCACTCTGATATTTTTTAATAATATCCTCAGCAAATCCTTCAATCTCTTTTTCGGATGCTGGATAAGTAGATACAAATTCTTCTACTTCATCGAATTTTTCCGTTGGGGTTTTATCTGTTTTAGCAATATTGTTAATTTCTTTTTTCCAGTCAACAGAAGTAACTTCATTTTTTTTCTCTTGTTTAATATTTTCATCGCTTGTTTTTTCTATTGATTTTTCTTGTTTTACTTCAGTTTTCTCGTTTGTAGAATTATTATCATCTGGTGATGAAGCTATTGATACACCTATAAGAATGATAAAAGCAACTATTGCTGTGAGAAAATATCTTTTTGTAACTTTGTTCTTTTTCTTTCTCAATAAACTTAAAATTAATGTTATTGAGCCTAAAAGTAATGATATGACTATAGCTAATACTAAAACTATAATTAAAAAACTCAAAATAACCCCACCTTTTCCATATGTTGTACTTATTAAATTTACACTATTTTTAATAAAAAAACAGTATTTTATACACATTTAAAAATGTCTTTTTCTATAAATACATATAGACATTAATGTCTATATAGAAAAATGTCCAAATGTTTTTTGATAGGTTAATTTAAGTAAACGCAGTTATATCGTTGATTAATAGAAGTTTTATAAGTTATCTTTTCTTCTACAATCGTCAGTAATAGTCGCATGGACGATAAGTAATTGCTAATACTGATAAGACGGGATTATGCGTAATAGCCAAAATAAGGATAAAGAGTCCCGGACTCTTATATGATATATCTAAGTATTGTAGAATGAGGATGTAGTACTGCTTATACTTATGTCTATACTTATATTTATGTTTATACCCATACTTATACTTATGTTTATATTTATATTTATGTTTATATTTATATTTATATTTATGTTTATATTTATGTTTATATTTATATTTATGTTTATACCGAAAAAACCTTTTCTAATTAGAAAAGGTTTTAAATAGTATTATGTATTAAACTTTGCGCCCATTGGGCCAAATAAATATACTTTCGCTCTTTGCACCAAAAACTTTTGCAATCTGGGTTACTTCACTTTCTAAAAAATCATCATTCGTTAATTTTCTATACAAAGTGGAATTTCCCATGTTCAATTCAGCGGCTAATTCCTTAATTGTCATATCGTTTTCGATAAGCAAGATTTTAATCTTTTTCGCTGTGCCCATACAATCCACCTCTCTATCTTTTGTGGAATTGTAGCACTGCTTTCTCTATCACCGCATTGTTTTCTCTATATAAGAGAATTATTATCTAATATAGATTAAAATAGTATTTTATTCCCTTTTTATGCCCTTTTTTCAATAACTTTTGGAGTATGTCTTGCAACATTTCGAGTTTTAGCTTAATATTAAAGACAACTTAAAAATGAACGTAAAAAAAGCAACTATTCATGTGATATAAGTCGTGTTGGTAGCACTTCTTATATCGCTTCCCGTATCACAACATACGGTACAGCCTTTACACTCATAGTCGCTTATTTACTGTTTTAGTACCTTGATTAGATGAGCAAACATCTAATTAGATACACCTATTCTATAAAATTTCTGTGTATTTTTCAAGTACTTTAACTGTAATTAGTGATAATGTAAGCGCATTGTATCGTCAATTCACGATACAATGCGCTTTTTTCGTTTTACAGAAGGAGAAATTGACATGACAACATTAATCTACACTCATAAACCAGAGCACTATAAAAATTACTCACAATTTACATCTGTAAAACAATTCAACTCAAATATAGAAATGTGGTTAGCAGATCATAAGACTGTATTTGGACGTAAAGAGTTACAAGCTATCAAAGTATTACTACGACACTCTGTAAAAGTCGCTGGTATTGCAACGATTAAATTTAACTCACTTGTTAGAGTAGCAGCAGAAACCTATGATTATGTATTTAGTGTTAAAACTGCTAAACGTGCTGTAACAAAAGCTAAACGATTAGGTATGCTTGTAACACTTGCAACTAAATCAGATAAAACAGATTTAAAAGCTCCGTCAGTGTACGTATGGCAAAAATATAAAAATGTCCCTACGCTAAATGAAACTGTCCCTACTGCTGAAACTGCTACAAACGTTGATGTAACAACGTCCTCACAAAACGCTACTGTATCAGCTTGTGAAGATGAAATGTCCCTACATAAAACTGGTGTCCCTGAAGCTAGTATTATTAAATATTATATCCGTAAAAGCGCGAAAGCTTTTAAATCAATCGCTTGTAAGATGTCAGTTAAAAAATCAGCCCCAGTCGAATTAATTGAACAACCTGTAAAACCTAAAACAGCATTTAAACCACTTAAATTTATCTCACGTTTAAAAGATGTTGTATACAAATCATTGTTAAACAAAAAAGATGATGTAACAGCAATTATCGAAATTGTTCATGCAAACATTTATGAGTTCTCTAAATTACCTGCTTATAAGCCATTTAAAGACGAATTACTAGAAAAGGCATTACGAATCGTAGATGCTTGTTTAACAGCGCACAAGCAAGGCTCACTAGATTATATTAAATCTATGCGTGGTTTTATCGATTCACGTATCAAAGCTGAATTACGTGCATTTAGTGAATTAAAAGTAATGGAAGCTGACAACTTAATTAATCAAGATGTGCATACAAATATCGCTGATATGTATACAGATGCGTTAGAAGGTACGTATCAAACGAATTATAACAAGGGTATGTTTTATGATTGGACATAATTAAAAATTCGAATCTGAAAAGAATTAGTTATGCAATAGAATTGCTTACGAACTTGCAACAGCTGCAACTGAAAAGCTACAAAATATTATTAGTGTACATATATACATATACATACACACATATATACATATATATGTATGTATATGTATATATGTGTGTATTGTTTCACATGAAACATTAAAAAAAGAGCCTTTTAAAAGGCTCTTTCAAGAAAACTATTTCTTTGTGATAAATATTTCATCCTTGCCATTCAAAGCCATAATCATTCGTCCATTCTTATAAAATGACATGCCTGCTGACGTTCTGTCTGTATTTAATTTAACAATTTTTGTAGATTTTACTTTACCGTTACTGCGACCATCACTAGAGGCAGTAACTTCTAAATATTTATAGTTTGTTAAAATATAAAATTTATTATTATACACTGATAAACCTTGTAAAGTTTCATTTTTTAGGTTATTAAAAGGAACTCGAATACGTTGATCCATATATAGAGCAGCGGTATTTCTGTATTCTGGTAATTCATCTTTATCTTCCTCGAAAGACACTGTGTTTATATGGTATTCATTTTCATACTTTCCACTAGTATTTTTTGAAATAGCATACATTTCCAAGTTATTTTTCATGCTTGACGCAGTTGGGTGAATTAAAGAAACAAGTTTCCATTTTTTCACTACTTTTAAATTTTTATCTAAAATATAAGTATAGTAATTTTTATCTCCATTGATTTCAGCGGTCACATATAAATTTCCTTTTGAATAAGTAATAGCTTGACCACGACCAATAGTAAGTTTTCCACTTTTCTTAATCAATTTACCTTTTTTTGTGTAATGATAAATATAACCATATTTTTTATTATCTGTAGAATAACTTAAATAAATCTCCCCACGATCCCCGGCCGCAATGCCTTGTAATGTACCAGGGTTTTTCGGGTAAAATAAATGCTTCATTTTGGTGTTGTCAGAGAATTTAAGATTTGTAGCTTGTACTTTGTTATGAGAATTGATACTTAATACACATAAAAAAATTGTTATAAATAAAATAATTTTCTTCATAGATAATCTCCTTATAATACTAATTTACTTAAATTTACCATACCTAAAGTCCTTTTTCAACAAGTTTAGTTGTTTAAAAACTGTTTGGAATTAAAAAAGTTATAATAATTAAAAAAAAGCATAAAATACTTAATGAAATATAAGTGATAAAAGCTAAGGCATTCATTCCTAAGTAAATTAAAAACGAAAAAGCCCCTTTAAAAGCCCATGTTAATAATATGACAATTATATAAACAAATCTAAAAGGTGAAGCTATAATAAATAATTTAATAAATGCTAATCCAGTTAATATTATAAGGTAGGGTGCTTTTCTAAAATATTTAATCATTTTATTCTTTCCCTTCGTCTAGCCAGTTATAGAATGGTGCATGAACCACAGTTTTTTTATTTTCATTTCTATCACCATTTTTATTAATCTGTTTTGTTGCTTGTTTATATAAGTGCTGTTGTCGTTGCATTAAGATTCCTTTTACAAAATATGCTGAATAATTAATAATTTTTTTCTCAGTTATATTAATTTCGTAATACATTTTTTTAACTTGTTCTTCTATTTCTGTTTTAGAGAAATATTTTATTTCTTGTTTTTTCATTTCTTTTAGTATTTCTTGTGCTACTGTAATGTCAATTTTTAATAACAACAAATAATCAGTTAATTCGGTGAATGTTAATTTCTTTTCTTCATCCATTAATAAATTATTTGATACATTATTATAGTTATTTAATACATTATTGTGTTCCATTTTTGGAACCGTACCCGTTCCATTTTTGAAACTGTGCTCCGTTCCATTTTTGGAACTGTGCTCTGTTCCATTTTTTCGGCTGTAATAGGTAGCTTTTGAATGATAATCCGTTAACCAATCTCTGCATTTTTCCAAAGGCTGAGTAGCCAATTCGAATTTGTTTTGTGGATAATCATAAGGTATTATATTTACCGGTGATTGACTCTTTTTACTAATTTGATACTCTACAAGATCAATTAATCCATACTCCCAAAGCGGAATAATGATTGAGCGATATAGAGTGTTTTTTCCAATGCCTAATTTAGTAGCTACTTTTTGTATAGACATTGGAATTCTATAAGACTTAGAATTTTCGTTTTCTTTTTGATAGGAACTCCTATCAACCCAAGTATGAAACTTTAGCCACGCTGTAAATGCCTTAGCACCAACTTTATCAATCCAGTCATCAGCGACTACATAATGAATGGTGGGTAGTCTTAGTTCTTCTCTTTTCTTTTTAGCTTGTATAAACATAATTAATTCCTTTTCATTTATATTTTGTTCAATAACTTAATGTTCACTAATGATAGTGATTAACGTATTTAGATTAAGTCTTTGTATTTATACTAATAGGTAAGCTTGTTAAGGTCAAAGAGTATTTTCATTATAATAAACACCAAAAGGATTACTAAAAGTATATTTTTACCAAAAAATAATGATTATTATAATTAGTATATAATCCAAAAAAATCATATTTATTTCAAAAAAATGTTTATTATATTGTTTGTTTTATGGTACAATTCTATTTGAGGATATTGCAATATTCTCTTTTTAATAGCTGTTGTAGAAAAAAAGTTTCTATTATTTTATGCTATTAACATTTAAAATAAAATGAATGGAGCGATTCAAGTGCAAAATATTGGATGGAGTGAACACGATATTATATCAAAAGCATGGCAAGTTTATACTTGGTCTGGTAAAGTATGGGTCAAGATGAATTTTAATGGTAACTTTGCTTCTGTAGATAAAGAGGGGCATGGGCAAAACAAAGTTTCTTTTTTGTCGGATGTAGAACAGCTATTTCCTCAAATCCGTAATGTGGCTGATTCAGAGGGTGTTATTATTGCTAAACGAAAAAAACCCAGCGATCCATTAATTCCATGTAGAGGCAAGAAAAAAGCTCTAAAAAAAGTAATGTAAGTATATTCTTTTAATGTGTAAATAACATAATTATTTCGCATATGTTCCTTGAAAATAAAATATTGTGTGTGCTGCGTTCTCCCTTCGTGAACGTTCCTCGCATAGACAGTGAGAGCATGAAGTATTTAGACAAAAAGAAGGTTTCTGCCAGGTTACTAATTCAAAGCCGAAATTAGACGTTAAGAATATTTTGCCGTAATCCCAGATGCAAAGTCTGATGTATCGTTAAAGGTAGCGAATGTATGGATTTAAATTCCATTTTCTTAAAAGGTGACAACTCAAGCCTGAACGTTGTGAAATGCAGAAATATATTTTATTTTCAATTATTTGATTAAGTAAGAATAATATCAAAATTATTTATAGATTAAAAGAATATAAAGTGAATTTTCATTTTTCATAATTTTTTTTATTATGGAGTTGAATATTTAGATAATATCGAATTGTTGAAAAAGAAGCTCCCATTTTAAATAAGTCTAAAGTTTAAAGACTGATAATATCAAAATTATCAGTCTTTTTTTATGCGTAAGGAGGTGACAAGCACCAAACTTTAGATATTTAATTTCAGGAGGGAAAAATGAGACGAAATTCGAAAAGTAAAGGTAATAAGTTTATTTTACTTTTATTCTTAATTATTGGTATTAATCTAGTACAACCTTTAACAAGTAAAGCTTTAAATGCTCCAACAACGGTAAAAGATAATACAGCAATAAGTGCAGATTATAGTTTTATTCCAAGATTTATGAAAGGTACAGAATTAGAAACTTTTGGAAGTGGTTGGAAATTGAAGAAAACTATTTCTAAAAAATCTCAATACTATGCAATAGTACCTAGGGAATCTCAAAAAGGTAAAATCGGTGTTTATTATCGAAATGTAGGAACTTTTGATGGGAAAAGTATTGATTTGAAAATAACAGTGACAGACTGGGATCAATATTTTAAAAAAAAAGGAAATATAAGTTATAGAGTTGGTCGAATAGGACATATATCTCAAGGCTATAATTATGTAAGGCAAAATTGGGAATTTATAGATAAAAAAGGAAGAAATGTAGATGTCAGTGCTTATATGACTATTAATGATATTGACAGTTTTCAGTCAATGAAATTGACTCCTACCACATCCAAGAATATTAAAGATGTGTATGTAACAAAAGATACTTGGGTTAATGTAGATCATAGTGATTTTTATCGTTTCGGTTACAGCGGAAAAGAAACTTCTGAGGATACAGATGAATACGCAATGACCACATTCACTTATTCAGGCACAGGAAATTTAGAATTCTTGTGGCAAAAGGATTACGCAGCTCAGAATGAAAAAAAAGATTATGATTTAGACACAAGCTTAGTTGACGATAAAGGAGAATATTTCGGATTTGGTGGTTACAAATTAGCTAGAACTGAAACTACTAAGCCCTATAAATATGTTGAAGAAACAAAGAATCCAGTAGAGGGCCAGCGTTCTGTTGAAATGACTAGTTATTTAAATACTTTGTTATTCAAAGTTCAATTTGATGTGAATGATGAATTAAAAAAATATCGTTATAAATCTTTTTCTATAAGCGATACTATTGATTCTGATTTTACTATTATGAGCAGCAAGGTGATTGATGGTGATGGAGAAGATATTACTAACTTTTTTGTTGATGAAACAAAAGGAAATAAATTGAAGTTTACTGCTAAAGATACCGTACTCACTGACGGTAGGTTTTACGATAAACAATATACACTTGTTGTAAAAGTGAAATTACAAGGACTAGCAGAACTCAATAGCAAATATCCTAACATAAGTGTTATGGAATGGGATAATACCGCAACAATCAAACAGGATGGAAAATCAAGAGATTCTAATACTGTTAAAGTGAAATTAAAAAGATACCCTGTAGATGTGCAGCATATTTCTAAAAAAACAGGAGAATTATTGGATTCAGAGCCTCCGAAAAAATATTTAGTTGGAGAAAAGGTTACAAAATCCCCGAAAACAAATTTGGTTTATACTTTCCCAGAGGAACCTAGTGAAGATTCTGATTCTGAGAATGAAGAAGAAGTAAAAGAACCTAAGACAACACCGTACATTCCAGTTGTTAATAAATCTGTTACTAAAACCATCACAAAACCATATACCTTTAAATTTTATTATGTATTGCCAAATGCTTCTGTAGGAATCAAAAAAATTCAAATTTATACAGCGCCAAGTAAAGAGGGTTTACCTTTAAACATTGATTTTGATGTCCAGAGTATTCCTGATAGCGAAGGAGATTGGAAAAATAATAAAATTACTTATACAGTTTTTCAACGAGATGCAAGTAAAGAGGAACATGGAATTGATCCCGATGATGAGGCAGCAGAAACAGAACTGTTTAGTAAAACAGTTAGTTTAGGAAATTTACTAAGTACTCAAAAAATCCAAATACCAAGTAAATTTTTGGATATTAATGAGCGTAAAAATTATATTATACGTTTAGATGCCATGGGTTCTGATGATGTAATGTTTTTACCTGATCAAGAAGAAATAAATACAGATGGCTATACCTCAAAAGAAGCTTTTTATGAATTTAATTCTGTTGATAATAAAGAATATAATGAAAAGCTTGTAGTAATGACTGAAAGATTTATCAATGAAAAAATGAAAATTTATTATGAAACAATACAAATACCATTGAGTACTATACCAAAAACAAAATCAGGGTATGGAATTGATTTAAGTAAAACAATTAAATATCATAATGATCTAGGGCTTTTAAAACCTATGAAAGCAACTATTAGAGTAAGTCCAGAATTAATTGATACTTATTTAATCTATGGATTATCTGATGGAATGAAAACCGTACCAGTCATTAATAAAAGTAATGAAGGTGCTAAAGATTTAGAACAAACAATTACCACAGAGAACGTGTATGTTGAAAGGATGACAGGTAATCTTTTCAGTGAAACACAAAAATCTAAAGGAGATTCAAGAATTGAAAATGAATTGTTGAACGGTGGCTCTAAAGTTTATATTCCTATATGGATTAAAGAATTAGGCGGCTACGACACTACTTTTGAAACACTTGAGCCTTTTGGTATTAATAAAATAAGTATTTTAATTAATCGTCCAGTAGAAGTATATGCTTTTATGTACGCACATATGGACTCTCCAACAATAGACGAAGATGAAATTTTAATTGTTCCTGTTGATACAAAAGATCCGTTTAAAGGTAAAGTACCCAATGGTTGGAGTAAAGAAGATATTGAATGGTTAAAAAAATAAACTATAAAAGAAAAGAGGAAGTTAAATGTTAGATCAAATTACAGATAGATCATGGTGGATGATTGGAGCAGTAATCATCGGAGCCCTATTAATTGGATTGGCTAAAGTGGCTTTTCCAGAAATATTCCAAATGGTAATTACTTTCTTCAAAAATATGATTCCAACTCAACTTGGATTTATTAATGGTTCACCTAAATTAGCTGGGTTTCTTCAAACAATGTCTAATTTAGCTTGAGTTATAGCCTCTATATAGAGGCTTATTTAATTAGAAAGTGGGAGATATTAAATGTTACGAGATATTCCTGCTGCTGCAATGATTTTATTTATCATGATTATCTTTACTATTTTGACATCATTTTATTATAAAAATATTCAACGCGATGATTCTGTAACATTAGGAATTACAGAAACTGTTAGAAGTGCAGCAATTGCTAATGTAGATAATTCTTCGAGATTAAACAATGGAGAATTGTTTATTAATCAACAAAAGTTCGAGGAAAAATTCAAGGAAGATATTGTTAGAAATCAGAATATTAAGTTAAAAGGTCCAACAAGATATACATTCAGTTATTTGAAAAAAAATAATGGTGCAATGAAAGCAATAAGAATCAAAATCTTAGATGAAGATCGTATTTATCAAGCTACCAGTCGGATAGATATTTCTCCAAAATAGGAAGGAGATCGTTTGTAATTATTATTCGTGAAAAAGAAATAGAAAAAAATAATAAGTCAGAGAACGCAGTGTTAATATCAGATAAGCAACTTTCTATGATAAAAGAGGATTTAATTCAAAGTCACTCAGATTTAATAATCCGAGGGTTGTTAGAAGATGATGCTCGAATTGAATTAAAAAAGATCGTTTTGTCTGACCATAAAAGTGCAGTTAAAGATACTGAAACTGCCGAATATATTGTTAGCGAAACAGTTGGCACAGGTGTGATTGAAAAAATATTAAAAGAAAATACAGACGTAACAGATATAGGCTTCAATGGAACACATTTAATTATTGAAACAACTAAAGACAAATGGATTTATCAAGGAAAAGAATCTATTAATGAAGAATACATTGTTCGTATTGTTCAAAAATTTGCCAATGCAGTTGGAAAAGAATTCTCTCCTAAAAATCCTAACTTGAGCGCAGTTTTCGGAGAAATTCGATTAGATGCAGTTCATAGCGCACGAAGTGGCATCGGAAAAACTACTATGAGTTTGCGAGTAGTCAGACCTAAATTAATGTTAAATGTAAATAATTTTGAAATGTTTGCACCAACGCAGCTGATTCCATTTTTTGAAAAACTGATTATGAAAAGAACAAATATTGTTATTAGTGGGCAGCCAGGAACAGGAAAGACGGAATTTCATAAGTTTTTAGTGAATTATATACCATTTGAAGATCGCGCAATTATGATCGAAGATGTTCCAGAAACTCACATTAAAGAACTATTTCCTGATAAAGATATTTTTTCGTGGATTGCTGATGAAAAATGGACAATTACTAAAGCTGTAAAAGCGGCTGTGAGGAATAATACAAGATGGATTATGGTAACTGAAACTCGTGATGAAGCAGCGTTTGAATTAGTTCAAGGCGTTATGTCAGGTAGTTTTGCGGTCACTTCATTACACACAATTAATGCTCGTGCTATTCCCAAACGACTTGTTGCGATGGCTCAAATGGGTTTCAATGTAAATTCTTCTACGCTAGAAGAAGATATAAGAACATTCTTTGACCTGGGTTTTCATATTAAAAAGCGAGTAATTAATGGAAAAACAATTCGCTATCTTGAAGAAATTGTTTACTTCAATCCAATTAAAGATATTACTATCTTCGAACAAAAAATTCGTAATGGTAAATTAGAAGCTAAAACTTATAATTTACCTGATGATTTAAAAAATGAATTTGCTGATTATGAAATAGATTCCAAATTCCCGGAAAATGAAGAGTTTATAAGATTAATTGAATAGGGGGCAGAAATGAAAAAGAAAATAAAAAAGCAAAAAAATAAAAAAATTGTTAATGCGGAAGAATTAAATGTAATGAAACAAGCGTATGGTCAAAGTCTTGATAAAAGAGACTATTTTAAGTACGTTTTTATTCCGGCAGTTCTTAGTTTCGGTTTTACATTTCTTTTATTCTATTACTTATGGATTCCATTATTAATAGGGATATTAGGAGCCTATGTAGGAGCTAAAAAAATATTGCCTTCAATGGTGAAAAAAATGTATAACCAAAAGGTTTTTTTAGAAACAAACAAATTTATTAACAACTTAACTCAAGTTTTAACAGACGATAAGTATACACTTGTTACAGCGATAAACCTTGTGAATAATAGAGCCAGTGGAGAATTTCAATCAGATATTAGAATTTTTCAAGCAGCTATAACAGGGGCAGACAATAATTTGGCAAGAAAAGCTTTTAAAAATCTTTCTGAGAAGTACAAAGATGATTTGATATTTAATCAATATTTAGAACAATTAGAAACATCTTATATTGAAGGCCGAATTAACGTAGAAACCCTTAAAGATATAAAAACATATCATAACGATTTAAAAAAGAAAAAGGATTTATTTGAAAGAAGTAAAAATAAACATTTAAGTGATATGAAAATGATCATGGGGATTATAGTTGTATTTATAATTTCTATTACTTTCTCATTTGGATATGACACGTATATTGATGGATTTGCTCACCATTTCATCGGTTGGATTACTATAAGTGTATTTCTATTATTTTTAATTAATTTTTCAAAAAGTTATATAAATTACTTCTTTGATGATTCTGTTACAGAGGTGAAATTTTAATGGAATTAAAAGTTAAATCTAAAAATAGAGGATTTATAGAAAAAACTATAGAGCCAGAAATCTTATTTGTACTACAGGAAATGGGAAACAGCCGTAAAAAAATTATTAAATTCCAGAGAACTAGGATTCAATCTAGCGTTGTAATAGCTTTTATATTTTTAGCTTTAGGCGTTTTAATTGATAACTCGTTATTGATCGGAGCAATAGTTGGGCCAATTATATTTTATAAAGCACAATCTAAAAAAGTTAATAATTTGCATACAAGTTGGAAATTTCAACGTCAATTACAATTTTCAAAGTTTTGTCGGTTATTAATTCCTTATTTGAAGCAAGAGAACAATCAATCTTTATATGCGATTTTTAATAAACTTTTAAATCGTATGGAAACAGAGGAAGATAAAAACTCTTTGTATAGATTAATGACTGAAATGAGTGAGAATCCAAATTCGGTGCAGCCATTCGTTCACTTTGCAGATAGATCAAGTGGCACAGATTCAGCAGTTTTATTTATGACAACTGTTTTTGATTATAGTCAAACTGCAAAAGATGCTTCAGTTATAACGGAATTAGGAGAGCAAGCCAGCGAAGAACTAATGCTTATGTTTGATGAAATCCTTAATTTCAAATTGAAAAAATTTGTGTTTTATCCAACAAAAGTTGTAATGCTTTCTTTTATTATTGTATTGGGTTTTGCGGCAGGAGTATTATGGATGAATATTCCAAAAGAACCATTAGGAATGTGACATGGTATGAAGGAAAATAAACAAATTAAATTACAATTTTATGTTTATCTAACTATAGGTATTAGTGCGACTTTTTTGTTAGGATATTTACTTGGTACGAAGCTATAAGAAAGGATGGTAGATAGTGCAAGAAGGTTCTATTATGGAATTTGTAAAATGGTTTATAACGCTATTTATGATTTTTCTTTTCTTGGCGATAGCTGTTTTTGTAATCGAATTAGGGTCCATAAACAATTTTAAACAACAGATTAATTATCAAATTGAAAGAAATGGTGGTTTAACTAATGAAGCAGTTGATAACCTAAATGAATACTCTAAAAAAAATTATGGTCAAAAATACGAAATTACGAGTGATAATTTGTATCAAAAAGTAGCATGGGGCCAAAAAGTTGATTATACCGTTTTAGCAGTATATAAAATAAAGTTTTTTACTGCACCAGATGTGCATTTAAAATTTAGGGGTTCAGCTGTATCAATGATAAGGTGATTACAATGCTAGAAGAAAACACATGGAGAATTATAATGTTAATTGGTGGTGTAGTTGTTTGCGCATTAGTAATTACACTTTTTGGCGCACATTTTAAAGAAATTAAAGATGTATTTAACCAATTAACAGATATGCGTATAAGTAAATTTTAATAAGATTAAGGAGTAAAATAATGGCTAAGAAAAAAGATGTAACAGTAGTGATTGCTACTTTAGCAAAGAAATTAATTGAAGAAAAAGGAGAAAAATATACTAATTGGAAAAAAGAAACATTAGACCGAGCAAAATTAGCTGTAATGGCCGGTGAAGATAAGGAATGGGAAAATCATGTTTTAGATGAAGCGCATCAAACAATGGTAATTGAACATCTTCTTTTACAGGAAGAATCGGTGCAAGAAAACAGTTCATCTGATCAAATACACAATAATTATTAATTAAAGGGTGGGAAAAAAATGTTAGATATTATGATGCAATACACAATGTTAATGAATATCGGGTTACCATATAATGATATATTTGATACTTTAAAATCTTTTTTGGACGGAATTTCAAGTAAATTAGTTATTGTGGGTGGGGCATTAATTGTTGTTTGTATTGTTGTGACTGGATTAATGTTTTTACTGGGTGAAGGACCTGGTCGGAAAGCAAAACAATGGTTAATTTATATTGCGGTAGGCGGTTTAGTAATGTGGGGAGCTGGCTCAATTTCATCAACACTTAAATCATTAACAGGCTTATAAAATAAAACATCAAGAAAGCAAAGTATTATTTGATACTTTGCTTTTTCTTTTTACGGAGGATTAAAATGGACTATTCAATAAAATTTGAAAAGGTTGAAAAATCATTAATTAAATTTGATAAGCGCTTTAAAAATAATAAAATAGGCTGCTCATTATATGAAGCAGAAGTTCTTTTAAATGAAGCTAAAGAATATTTTCAAAGTATTTTAGAAATTAATTTTACTCTTGTTAATAATTCAGACGATCAATATGCTTATGAATTTGCAGCAGCAATTCACAGCGAAGATCAAAATTTTAGTCTAATGGATTTTTTAGAAGAAGAAGTTTCAAGTTCGGGATTAGAGGAAGAAGAAGCCCAAAAGCTTATCAGTAGTTTATATAAAGATTATAACCAAGAAAAAAAATCATATGAAGAAGATTATCATAAAGATAATGAAGTAAATTCATCGAACGATAAGAAGAATGGGACACTATTTAGTAGATTTTTCAAAAAGAATTCTGAGAGTGTAGAACCGGTTCAAGAGCTTGAAACCACATCTTTTGCAGATGAATTCCAAGAGTTAGAAAATCCTGTTATAGATTTAGAAAAGGAAAATTTATCAGAAGTTGAATATAACGAGATTTATTTGGAAGAAAGTTATCAAGCTCCAGAAGAAATTATTTATGAACCAAGTGAAAAGGATTTAGAAAATAAAAAAGAAAAAAATATTATCATTTCGAACAATGAAGAAGATAACCTGGGTGTTGAGCAGGTGAATTTTCCATTTAAAGGCGAGTATTTAAATATTGATGAAGTTCAACAACACGCTAAAACATTTTTAGTAAAATTGTCAATTAAAGCATTTTTAATGAAACTAGGATTAGAAAATCCTTCCAATGAGTTGCAAGTAAAACAAAGTGAGTTTGTTGTTCAAACTTTAAAACAAAGTGATTTAGTAGACCTAAGGGAGTTTTATGAGAAAGAAACAAAAGAAATTGAACGAAGTTTAATAAATGCTCTACGACAGTCACACGATCAAGTACTATTAAAAGATTACACTAAAATTGCTGATGAAGAACTAGAAAATGAGTATTTAGAAATGGATGCTGCTTTAAATGAAAAATTTACAGTTTTAAAACATGAGCGAGCTATTAAGTTAGACGCAGAAATTTGTGGATTTGACAATCAGCAAAAAATAGAAAGAGAAATTTTTCTAGAAAATCAGAAAAATAAACGTGACAATTTCATTGAACATATGAATAGCAAAAATGAAACTGAACTAAAAAGAGAAGAAGAACAAGTATTGCTGAACTTCGAAAAAATTAAAAATGATGCTCAAAGCAAAAAATCTGTAGAAATTCAAAGAATAAGTGTAGCTGAATTAAATCGCATAAAGGAATCTGCTATTGATGAAGGAATAAACAGTTTAGAACAAATTATGAATCAAGTAAGTGCAAATATTGAAGAAATGCTTCACGAAGTTAAATTAACTCTTGATGAAAAAGAATCTTTCTTTTTACAACGAATTGACATTGAAGAACAAAAAGCATCAGAAAAAAGAAAGGAAGAACGCCATTTAAAAGAATTAGAATTAAAAGAAAAAGAATTGGCTCTTTTAGAAGAAAACAAGCTTCAAAATGGTAATAAACAGGTTGTAAAAACGGAAGAAATACAAGATGTTGTAGAAAATTTAGTTAAAATCGAAAATCAAAAAAATATGGAGAAAGTTTCGATTCCATTAGAGAAAGAATTAGTCCCTAATTCACAAACATCTATAAAAAATGAGGAAAGTAAAACCTTTTTAAAAATGGGTATTGGGGGATTACTTGTAGGTGCTCTGTTAATAGGTGGTGGAACGTTAATAGGCTCAAGTTTAAGTGGAGAAGATATAGACAATAAAAATATCACTGACACAGAAGCGTTAGCTAAAGGTGTAGAAGATATTAAATATGAAAGTCTAATTCAAGAACTCAAGCGTTCAAGTTTATTAGAAGAAAAAGAAACGTTGGAAGAACTTTTACTCAAAGAAGATTATGATTTGGCTCTTCAAAAATACACTGATAAAAAAAGTTTAAATCAAATTGAAAATGAATTTTACAACAAAGAAAAAATTCAAGATTTGATAGATTTAAATAAAAAATTTATTACTGACTATGGAAAAGTAGACGTAGCTATTTTGCAGGGTGATGCAGACCAAGCATACGCTGCGTATAATAAGCTTACAAAAAATCTAAAAAAAGATTTCTCTACAACCAAACGAAATAATTTAGCTGCCCTATTATTTAAAGAGGGAAAAAATAAAGAAGCTAATAAAATAATTCAATAGGTGTAAATAATGGCAATTTTAAAAAAAAATAATAAATACACTTCTCATACCTATCAATATGATATTGATGGTGAAGATTTACCCAAAAGAGGATTTAACAAGAAGGTGCTTAAAAAAATCTTATTTTTAGCACTTTTTTTATTTTTTGTATTCAATTATTTATTAAATATGTTGAATAATATTTTGGTGTCGTCATTTAGTATAATCACCAATAAAAAAACTACGTTTGTATTTTCCGAAGTCTTCGGAATAGAAAATGTAGTTAATTTTAATTTTTCTTTCTTCACATATGTGGTTATTTTCTTTGCTGTCATAATTTTAATTTATTTTATCTATGACAAGTTAGATTATGGAAGTGAAAAGAATATTGCTTTTGGTCAAAAAGGTGATTCACGTCTTACTTCAATAGAAGAAATACAAGAGCAGTACAAAGAAATACCTGAAAAGGGACAATCTTTTGAGGGGATGGGTGGTGTGCCAATTACCCACTATAAAGATAAATATTATATTGATACAGACACCACTAACACTATTTATTTAGGTGTTTCACGTAGTGGTAAAGGTGAATTAGGAATTACGCCAATGATTGAAAATATTAGTAGAGCAATGCAAAAATGCAGCATGGTTATTAATGATCCAAAAGGTGAATTATTTGCTGCTAGTAAAGATTTATTAGAAAGTAGAGGTTATCGTGTAGAAGTTTTGAATATACAGGAGCCTACTCAATCAATGAGTTATAATCCGTTAGACTTAGTAAAACAATCATTTTTGCTTGGCGATGAAGAAGAAGGTGCTAAAAAAGCGACTTCTATAACTTACACAATGTATCATAAGCCAGATGCCGGGGAGAATGCGTGGGTAAATGAAGGAGCGCAAAGTGCTGTAACGGCTATAATATTAGCATTAGCTGACACTTTCACTAAAAATAATGAAATGGAAAAATTAACAATGTCTAATGTTTCAGATATGTTAAATGAACTTGGAACATTTTATTATAGTGATCAAAATGGTAAAGAATATAATGCATTAGATGAATATTTTAAAAATCTTCCACAGGGAAATATTGCAAAGAAAAAATATGGCTCTACAAGTTTTGCAGGCGATAAGGCGAGAGGGTCTATTTTAAGTACAGCGAATCAGGGGTTAGAACCATTTGTTGATACAAAATTCGCACGTATGACTTCTCTTAATTCAATGGATTTAAAAACTGTAGGATTTCCAAAAAATTTAAAAGGGCAATTGCCAGAATATTTTGTTGGGAAAAGAATTACAATTAGTTTTCATAAAAATAATGCTCAAAAGACTTTAATCAATACTCATAAAGTAAAAGTGAAACATTTGGGTATGTTTAATTTAAGTTTTGACGATGACTTATCAGATAACGATTTAATTTTAATTAAGTATCAAGATGAAAAAATTAAACATAAAAGTATTCATGAAATTCATTTTAAAAAAGAATGTGACTTTGAAGGAAATATAATTTACGACAAAGAAATAGGTAAAGAAAATGTTCCATTGTTTGAAGAAGATGTAAATTTAATCAGTGTATCATCTAAAAATGATGCGATTAATTTAACTATGAAATACTGTAATAAGCCCATTGCTATATTCATGATTATTCCAGATTTTGATGCTAGTAATCATACATTAGCAAGTATCTTTACAAAACAACTTTATACAGAATTAGCAGCTAACTGTCTTGAAACAAAAAGTAAAAAAACGTTTAGGAGAGTACACTTTATATTAGATGAATTTGGTAATATGCCACCTATCGAAGGAATGGATCGAATATGTACAGTTTGTCTAGGACGAAACATTTTATTTACATTAGCAATTCAATCTTATCAACAATTGTTTTCTGTCTTTACAGAAAGTGTGGGGAAAACAATTAAAGACAACTGTCAAAATCATATTTATATTATTTCAACAGATGAAGATACAATAGAAGAAATTTCTAAGAAAGCTGGGAATAGAACCAACATCGGGCTTAACAGTAACGAAAGACATTTAGATACGAATAATCAAATTACAAAATCCGCATCAGAGGAAAGGCTGATTACACCTGATCGAGTACGTCAGATGATTCCAGGAGAAACAATAGTAATTCGTTCTTTAAAAAGACTCGATTTAAAAGGAAAAAAAGTACGCCCTTTCCCTATCTTTAATACAAAAGAATCCAATATGCCATATCGTTTTGAATTTTTAGGAGATTACGTGGATACATCAAATGACCTCAACGATATAGATATTCCTTCTAAACATGCGAATTTGGATTTAGAGGAATTAAAAATTGATTTCGGGCAGTTTATATATCATGAAGTTATAAGAGAAATATATTATCAACAAATTCAACAAAAACAGTATGAAGAAAAAATAATAAAGAAAGAGGATAAAGAAGAAATTCCTGGTATTGAAGGAATTATTAAAGAAATTATGGGTGATTTAGATAAGGGTTTTCAAGAAGAATTTGATTATTTAAATCCGGAAATTCAAGAATTTATGGAGGATTTTTTATCCTCATATTTTGATGAACATGAAAAAATAAGTTTGAATTCATTACAATTTTTACAAAAAAAATTAGTAAATGTAGAATGTCCGGTCGTAAAAAATAATGTGAAGAAATTAAGTAAAATAATTTTAAAAGCAAGTTAGGGAAGTGAACAAGTGAAAATAACAAAAAAACCTTTTAAAAAGACTTTATTAAAAGTTATAACTTTAATAAGTCTTTTTATTTTGTCAATAAGTACGTGTAGTTTTGCTGCAAAGGCAGGACTGTTTGATGGATTATTTTCTGATTCTGAGGATAAAGAAAAAATCGTAAATTTCTTAGAAACACATAGTGATTGGTTACAACAATCAGATGTTTTATCAATAGTCGGACACGCAATAGGTTGGGGATTTGTAAGACTTTTATATCTTTGTAGCACCTTCATAGAAGGTATGTTGCCTCAATCTCTATCTCTATTAGGTTTTTTAGATGATGGAGGATTTGGGGGAATATTAAAAAGTGTAGGAACAACTTTAGTAGCTGCATTATTAGTATTAACTTTGACTTGGCTTGGACTTAGAATAATTGTTTCTAAAGAGCCGCCTAAATTTAAAAATATTTCAGCTAATGTAGCAATTTCTATCATATTAATAGCTGGACTTCCTAGCGCAATGAGTCTGATGGAAGAAGCCAGTGTACTATTTTTTGATAGTACACAATCAGACAACACTACAGACGTTAAAAGTTTAAGTTGGAATCTCATTTCGAAAAATACAGCTGATTTGCTTTACGTGGCGCAAAATGATAGCAAAGCTATCCAAAACGAAAATACAAATGATGTTAAAAAGAATGGGCTACAAGAAGAACGTTTTTTACTCTACGATCTTTTAGAAACTATTACACCTGATACTTTGAGTGAAGTTGAAGGAGCTGACGATAATATACTTTTAACAAGTTTAAAATATACTTACAGCAGCGATGCAGATGGAAAAGGCACTGTTACAGAAATCGAGAATGGTTTTATGTCTAGTATTTCTAGTGCAATGGAAAAAGGATATTTTAGATATAGTGCAAAATTCACACCAATGATTTTGGGGTTACTTGCTTTAACAATTGCATATTTCTTTGTTGCTTTCGTATTTATAGCGACAATTATCGAAATTGGTTTTAAGCAAATTTTAGCAATGATTGTATTTGCTACAGATTTAGAAACTGGCCAAAAAACTAAAGCTGTTATGCAGGACATCATGGGCGCATTTATGATTATTGCTTTTACAGGCCTTTCTCTAAAAATCTATACTTTATTTTTATCTTATCTTGCTACAACAGATGTCAATATAATTATTTATATTATGGCATTACTTGCATCCACTTTTACTTTAATTAAAGGTTCTACGACAGTGATGAAATATTTCGGAGTTGATACAGGGGTTAAAGATGGATTAGCAACTGTGTTAGGCGGAATGGCTATGGGCGGAAAAATGGCGCAAGGAGCTTTTAAATTAGCTACTAAACCTGATAGTAAGCAAGATGCAGAAAATGAGAAAGACGATCATATAGCTAATAATAAGATAGGTAATTTAAATAATAAAATTAGGAAAAAAAATGTTCAAGATTCTCTAGGCACAACAGATGTATCGTCAATTAAAGGTACACAAAGTGATAAATATTTTGATGATCAAATGAAAGAGAATCTATCGGGTTCACAACAAAAAATAACTCCTGATGATGAAAATTCTATAAGTAATAAAATTGATGATGAAAATGGAGTAAATAAAAAAGGGGCTTCTGAAATTAATAATTTGGAACGTTCAAATACTAATGATACAGAAACAACCGTTCAACCGAAAATGGGTGCAACTGAGCAGCCGAGTATCAATGATACAGAAACAACCGTTCAACCGAAAATG